ACGGGCCAGAGATCGCCACAACGGGCCAGAGACGCGCCAGCGTAGACGGACGGGCCAGAGCATAACGGACGCCACACGGACGCCACACGGGCCAGCAACGGGACAGCGTCGACGCATATACGCCAGCGCCAGCAAAGTTTTTACTTGACGGGCAAGTCTCGCATGCGTTTACCGTTTCAATAGATGCAAACAAAGACGCGCCAGAGATCGCGCCAGACATAACGGACGGCCAGACATAGACGGGCCAGAGATCGCGCCAAGATACGCGCCAGCGTCGACGCATACGCGCCAGACGGGCCAGCGTACAGACGCGCATACCTGCAGCGCTACACGGGCCAGAGATCGCGCCAGACCATGGCGTCTGTAGACGCGCATACCTGCAGCGCCAGACGGCCAGCAACGGGCCAGCGCCAGACGTAAACGGACGGCCAGACGGGCCAAGATTCGACGCCAGACGGGCCAGAGCAACGGGCCAGACGGCCAGACATAACGGACGCCAGACGGCCACACGGGCCAGACGGACGCGCCAAGCGCTACACGGACGGGCCAGAGCAACGGCCAGAGCTAAGTTTAGATGTTTCAATGCTTTACAGGTATTTAGCGCTTTTGTGAATTCGGAGATTTTGCAATGCTTTTGTTTTCTGATACTTACAGGCAAAGTATTGATAGCGCTAGACTTACGCCGATATCGCCTAAGTCTATGATTATCAAAGACTTACCAAAATCGGGCCAGACGCAACGGACACGGTACCGGTATAGTCGTAAGCCATTGAATATCAACAACTTAGCGAAATAAGGGTGGACGAGGCTGTAACGAGTCTGTAACACCCATTTATAAGCGGTGTATAAGCATGCTTTCCCGAGAGATCCCTATAAGCCTCGGGCCGGTGCCGCTTTACCCGGCGCTGGCGTATAAGGATCGTCGATCACAGAATCACCCACAGACTAGCAACGCTGGCGAATGCCGGTAGAGATCCCGGGCGAAGATCCATGGCACTGGCCAGCATAGGTCTCAACACGCTTCGCTATGTTCTGCCTCACAGTCTTTGGAACGGTCACGCGATTGGGCGCGCAACGCATCGCGACGTCGACCGACAACCAGATCGAGATCCGCGCCGAGAGTAATGTCATGGCCCAGCGTCACGAGCTTGTCGACCAGACCGAGTTACATGGAGCAGAGCAAAGCGCAGCCGGTCGTCGTGTTCATTCAGTCAGCATGTTCGTGCAACGTGAACAGGGAAGTGAATTGAACATCACCCGGCAACTGGCCCGAGCAATCGATAGGCGCGCCGGTCACGATGGCACACGAACTCTCGGTGAAATTACCAGAGAAGTTCGGACGCAACTGGCTGCAGATCTGCGCGACAACTTCCAACAAACTTGGCCAGCAATTCGACAGACAACGCCAGACAATTTGCTCCAGAGATCTCGACAAACTTTCCAACAAAGTTCCTGACAACTTTCCCCGGCGCTGGCTGAAAAAAATAGGGTGGGCATTTTTCAGGATCGATTTTTTCGACCCCCACCCCGTCAAAAGAACTATTGCATGCATGACGAATTCTATTGACTGCGTGTACGCGGCTTGCTAATCTGTATTCGATTGCTAACCAGCCATGGTTAGTTATCTCCGAGAACTACAAACTTTACGTTCATTCGTTACACCTCTTCGTGCATACGTGCCGAGGGGGTTTTCTTTTGCTAGGCGTCGGCGTCCACTCTGTGGCACTCATGCGTACAAAACACCGGCGTACCATCGTCGCTCGTGACGTGGCCCGGGCAACGCTCACACCCATACATCGCGCATAGATCCTCGGTGATGACCTCGATGTCGGTCTCTTCCATCTCCATGACAGGTTTAGATGCAAATTTAGACCAGCAAGAAAAAACATGCATTGCATAAAGAAAATAGTTGACGCGGACGGACAACTTCTATACCGTTGGGAATGTAAGCAAGGAGATCAGACATGAAGCGCACCGACATTCACCGGCCATCAGCGATCAACCCTCAGGACTACCAGTTCGTTGCCTACGAGCACGTCAAGCTGGACGGAGATCTCGGAGCTTCAATGTTCATCGCTGCACAGCGCAAGCGGATCCAAGACCACATGTACCAGACAGGTGGCGCGTACTCCACACACTCCCATGGCGGCAACTGCCACGTCTGCGGGAACGCGAACGCCATGTACACGATCCTCTTCCACCATGCGCCCAGCAACACCTACATCCGTACGGGTGAGGACTGCGCCGAGAAGATGGACATGGCCCACGCCGACATCAACACGTTCCGTAAGGAAGTGAGCAAGGCACTCGAAGCCAAGGCTGGTAAGGCCAAGGCACAGGCGCTACTCGCGGAGATTGGTCTGGCCGATGCATGGCAGATCTCTCAGGACTACCAGAACGCGCCAGCGCTCTTCGTGGGCAGAGAGAACCCCACCGAGGAAGAGCTTCGCATCATGCGCCAGCAGTATCGCGATCAGGAGCCAGCGCGCATCGTCAACGACATCGTCCTGAAGCTGGTCAAGTTCGGCAGCATCAGTGAGCGCGCCCAGAGCTACCTCGGATCTCTCGTAGAGAAGGTCAAGCGCATGCCTGAGATCAAGGCCCAGCGCGAAGCAGAGCGTGAAGCTGCTGCCCCCTGCCCCTCAGGTCGTATCACCGTCACCGGCACCATCGTCAAGGTGGATACGCGTGAGACTGCATTCGGCATGGTCACCAAGATGCTCGTCAAGGCCACTGAAGGCTTCATGGTGTGGTCGACGCTGCCCTCTGGTGCTCCGAGTGAGCGCGGTACAACAATCACGTTCAAGGCGACCGTGAGGCCGTCCGATGAGGATCCCAAGTTCGGCTTCGCATCCCGACCATACTTCATCGCCGCTTAGGCGCTAACGATTCAACACAATCATTTTCGGAGGCAACATGTCGTTTATACCAACGGTAATCACAACGCGTGAGTGGATTGAGAAGTACCCACTTGAGACTCTGGACAACCGATCCATCGTAGTATTGGCCGACACTGTAGAGCGTGACCTGAACTCGTTCGTGCCGCTAGTCGAGCAGATTGCTGCAGCGTCACCTGAGGATCGCAAAGCCGCTATCCACGACGTGCGTGAGGCAGCGAGACTCGTGCAACAGTTACGCGGTGAGTTGCGTCGTCGAATGACACACTAAGAATCTTCAGCGATACAGTAAGAAAATAGTTGACAGTATCGCAATCGATCTATAGCGTAGTGAATGTAGCAGGGAGATCGAGCTTAGAGGCGCAGTCGATCTCAAACGATACAGATAAAACCATACTGGCACGAGGTCAATGACATGCATCACTACATCGAAGTAATCGGCGTATTCGCTCTCCGCTATGGCGTGGTCTTCGCTCGTCCCGCCTTTCACCACTTCTTCCACAAGGCTGCAGAGCACGGCATCCACATGGCCAGCCACCGAGTAGGGATCCTGAAGATCCTCACATCGTGGTTCAAGTTCCTACCGGACGCTGTCATGATCGCGATCCTGTTGCTGCTCGACGTAGTGATTGAGTCGTTCGGTGGCGTACCAGCACACGGTGAGTAGTCACCAAAACCCTGAATTTGGAGAATGAACATGCCAATAAATACACCCAGCACCGATCCTATCCCTGTACCAGACCACCCGAGAACCGGTGCGCGTGTTTCGACACAGTTCGGACTTGGCACAGTTCGCCGGGTGCGCCGTGACGACCGCGACGACTTCATCTACACAATCTTCATGGACGACCCAACCGCAACTACTACCGGTGTCTTGTACGCCCGGGATTGTGAAGTAACTTGGCTACGCGGAGACGAGCATATTAGGATCTCTGCACAGGAGACAAAGTGATGGCGATGACCATGGTAGAGGCTAAGAAGGACAGGATTCGGTTTGAGATCTACATGAAGGACGGCAAGATCATCCATGGGGCAGCGGAGACTAAAGCGCTCTGCTTCGATCATCTACGCCACTGCCTTAGCGCCGACCACAAGAACGAGATCAAAGCAGCATGGTACACCGGGCGCGACGGCCATAGCACACCCGTGCAGGTGACGCTGTAATGGCGCACCGGTACCAACTGACGCTACGCCCGTTCGGCTTTGCCACCGTGCCAAAGGGATTCATCCCCGAGAGCGCCAAGGGCATCCATAAAGAGAACTGGAGCCGTTACGACTTCGGATCCATCGCTTACCCTGAACGACTCACCGAGGATCAGGTTGAATCGTTTGACCTGAAGTATCTGGGCGAGGAATGAACCATGGGCTATTGGAAGACAAAGCCACATGCGTTCAAACCCCCTCTAATGTGGACTTCAAGATTGTCTGCACCTACTTGCATAGCATGCAATAAGACCCAGAGTCATCCTATCCACGACAAGCAAAAATAATTACTGAATCAGCAAAGTTTTTGTTGACACGTCGAGACGGTTTCTATACTGTTGTGAATGTAAGCAAGTTCACACGGAGCCAACGACATGAACATCGACCGCCAGCTAGAGATCAACGAAGGACGCCGCGAACGTGCAAACGACCGCTACTCTGACAAGCTGGACAAGGCTCATGCTCTGGTCGGTGAACTCTGCCGTGAAGGCAAGACCATCTACTACGTCACCAAGATGACCAAGCGCGGTCTGAAGGTTGTCGAGGGCGACTACTCAACAGTGCTCGACTACGCGATGCGGAACCTCGTATAACCCATACCTGCACCACCGGAGATAGCGACATGATAGCCGAGCAGCAACAGCAGACGTGGAACGTAGAACTAGAAAACTTGGCGACCCGCGAGACGTTCTGGAAGACGTTCACCATCCCTGCCACCATGACCGACGACGAAGGGCGCACGATGATCAAGGCGCAGCATCCCGGGCATGTAATCATCTGGCTTTCAGACCTGACCTAAGAACTGCACACCTGCACGACGGAGCTAACGACATGGCTGTAGCGTACAAAACATCAAGCTTGCGAGGCCCATCCTCAGTCACTCAAGACGGAGCCAAGAGGCGACTCGTATCGGCTGACGGACTACGCTGGGCTATCAGTGCCAACCGTAAGCGGTCGCTGCCCAACCATCGCTTTGACATCGTCGAAGTATGGACGCTCAAAGAGCGCGTGAATGGCAAAGCAGTCACGGCTGAAGTCAATCAGGGAGAAGAACAGGCGCGCAAGTTTTGTGGGCTAGAGACTCCACAAGAGAAAGAGACCGCCGTTCGTCGCCGTCAGGTTGACCTTACAGAGTGGAAGCGCGTACCGGACTCCGTCATCAACAGCGTCTTCGAGATCCTGAAGGCCAACAACCTACTCTCAAAGTAAGGGGCAGACCATGGCACCTAAGAAACCAATTGGAAGCTTGCCGCTCCGAGGAAAGAACTCCAAGCTCTGCCCCTATTGTGATGCACACACGGAGCAGATTGCGACCGACATCAAAACCCGACTCTGTCTCTCCTGCTCGAATCCATTCCGGTTCGACAAGCTAGGCACTCACAAGATTGAAGAGGGAGCCAAGTAGCCATGGCAACGAAGACCAAGATCGTCAAGACGTTTGAACTCAAGGCAACCTACCCAGACAACCCAGACAAGAAGATTGTGTGGTGTGTCAGCCCAGTGGGCGCATGCGTGGATTATGCAGCGTCAAATATCAATCGAAGGTTTCGCGATACAGCGGAGCCAATCCCTGACCTTGAACTGGATGCGTTTGAGAAGGAACTACGCAAGAAGCGTACAGCCAGCCTACGCGGCTACACCTGCTTCATCGAGCCGATCACCGAGGAGTACGAAGTCGAAGAAGACGAGGATGATGACTAACCATGGCACAGTTCCACAGCACACTACCGAAGTCTCTGCAGCCCTACGCCAGCCGCATCGCCGACTACAACGATGAGCGGTCGTCGGACAACCCCATCTTCATCGGCTACGTCAAGGGCTGGAAGTCGTTCACGGATCCAGTCGGACTCTTACATGCCGATGCGGTCGAGAACGTCACAGACGCCGTCTACCACGTCAGGAACGCCGTACCCTGCAACTGCAAGGACTGCAAGACTCACTTATGCCCTGACTGTGATTTGCCTGTTGAATCCGAGGGGCAGTTTTGTGGTGAGTGCATGGAGAAGGTGAGCGATTGAAGACGGCGATCAAGAAGGTCATCGCCATTGAGATCTACTGCCCAGCATGCAGCGCGATCATCCCATCACCGGGAGGGCCACACGCGTGGGACGTCAACGAAGTTCACCCGGGCGCAACACTCACCTGTCCCGACTGCGGGGCCAAATCAAAGACACCGAGGGCTTAGATGACCAACCTGACGCTTGTACTGCTACCCAATAAGCCGATGTTCCTTGGCAAGTTTTGCGACATCATCAACGATGAGGCGAGGCTGGCCAACGATCTCCAGCACCAGTATCCCGGCACAACTCGCACTGAAGCGCTCAAAGAGGCCAAGCGCCTGATCGAGCTATATGGCTTAGATTTGACCCTGCAGTAATCTTTAGCGATACAGCAAGAAAAATGCTTGACGTAGTCGGCAATGTTCGGTATTGTTTTGAATGTAGGGCGATGAAGGGTGCTGGGTGCGAACCCCAGAGGAACGGGCCGAAAACCCCCTCCTTGAATGGAGGTAACTAGGGAAGATATCCCCACCCACCCTACACAGATCACCTAAGGGAGAGAACGACATGAAGATCCAGAGACTTGTATCTGACACTGCAACGGCTGCACCGACGTGGCGCGACACCGATTACAAAACGCTCAAGGAAGCGCGTGAAGCAAACCCCGGCGAGTACCGTTCGTTCTTTCGCCGTAAAGACTAAGCAACCCCACCGACTACAACCACTGACACCAAGCCCAAGGAGATAACGACCATGTTGTTCGCCAATCGCAATCAGCCCCTGACCCTCGACCAGATCCGTCAAGTAGCCCCCTCTGCCCTCGCCATTGCGCCACACGACAGCCGGTCACATCTCTACGCCCACATATCTACCGGCGATCTCATCAACGCCATGGAAGAGGCTGGCTTCCTGCCCTACAGTGCCAAGCAATCAGGCACCCGGGATAAGTCGCGCATCGGCCATACCAAGCACATGATTCGCTTCCGTCACGTCGACACGGTCGTACCGACCAAAGCTGGCGAGAACTTCCCCGAGGTAGTCATGATCAACGCGCACGATGGCACCAGTGCCTACCGTCTGCTGGCCGGGATCTTCCGTCTGATCTGCGGTAACGGACTAATGATCGCTGAGTCCCTTCAGGGCAGCGTACACGTCCCTCACAAGGGCAACGTGATCGATCAGGTGATCGAAGGGTCACTTCGCATCGCCAAAGAGTCCCAGAAGGCTCTGGGCGCGATTGAGCGCTGGTCTCAGATCCAGTTGTCTCACCCCGAGGCAATGGTGCTGGCCGAAGAGGCACACACTGCCCGGTTCGCCGATGCAGACGGCAAGATCAACACACCCATCCGTCCAATCCAACTTCTTGAGATGAACCGTAGCGCCGACCGGCACATGGATCTCTACACGACTCTCAACCGCGTTCAGGAAAATGTCATCCGTGGCGGTCTCACCGGTGACCAGTACAACGACCGCACTCGTCGCATGCGCCGTGTCACCACTCGCGCCGTCAAGGGCATCGATCAGGACGTCAAGCTGAACCAGATCCTCTGGCGCGTGGCCGAGAAGATGGAACAGATCAAGACTGGCTACACCCCGACTCCCGCTGTCGCGTAAAATCTCAAACGATACAGGCAGAACGGTGCTGGTTGCCGCTCTGCCTTTTTATCGTTCGGGAGACGGCACAAAAATAATTGCAAAGCATGAGAAATTTAGTTGACACGCATCAACAAGGTCGGTACAGTCGTGAATGTAAGATAATTCTGGTTCACGGGGATCGCACGATGAAGGTTGAAGCAGCAATCTATTACGGGTCAAGCAAGTACGCGCAGACGGATCTACCAACGTGCGACTGGTCGCTGGCTCCTGACCAGTTGGTCGCCTTCTGGTTCACCTTCATGGTCGAGCGCGGCGGGAACCACTACGGTTCGATGTCACAGCGTGTAGGTATCGTGCGTCACGGATCCGCTATGGTATCGATCACCGGCAACGGCTGGTCGGTCATGATGTCGACACCTGAATGGGACGCAGCGATCTCCAAAATCAACACGGACGCTGACGCTATCCTGCGCCTCATGAATAATGCAGAGCGCAACACTTACACACCAGAGCGGGTTCTGGCATTGATGGATGCCGAAGTTTCCAAACCCATATCCACCGGCAGACTTACGGTCGGCCAGTACATCGCAGCACAGCAGGAACGGAGATAAACCATGGCAGAGACCAAGTCAATCAAAGAGCAGGGCGTTGAGATCACCACTAAGGTTCTCGTCAAGAACGAGGACATCGAGAGCTTGCTTTGCACCGCTTTAGAGGGCGGCAGCAACTACTGGTACACCATCACCGAGTTCCACGAGCCACCTGCGCTGGTCTATCGCTCTGACGAGACGGAGATCTTCCGTCACCTTGACTACCCGATGAACGAGGGCGGCTACCTCATGATCGGCGACAAGGAAGACGAAGAGCGCGAACCGGTCAAGCTCGATCTCGCTGCACTCCACCGTGGTCTCCAGCTTATGGCTGAGAAGTATCCCGACCACTTCAAGGATGTTGTCGACGAGAACGCTGACGCGATTACCGGCGACGTCATGCTGCAGCTTGCCCTGTTCGGTGAGGTCGTCTATGGCTAAGACACGCGTAGCGCTTGCCGCCAAGCCTCAGGGCGGTATCAGTGAGGCCAAGAAGAAAGAGATCGCACACTGGGCAGTTATGACCTACAAGCTGACCAATGGCTGGGCTGAGGAGATCGACCCTAGCATGACGAGGACACAACCCGTGGCTAGAGATCTCGACAGGATCAACATGCTGACCCGGGGGATCTACTTCGAACTCACTGGCAAGTCAGTATGGACGGTTACGGAATGACTAAGACCTTTGGCCAGCGTAGGCGCGGTCGACCATCGCCAATGAAGGGCAAGACACACAAAGGCCCACTGCGCGACGTGGTTGACGTCCTACGCTTCGCCGAGGGGATGTTTGACACCGATACCGTCCTGCTCTCGTGTGGCCACAAGGGGCAGCGGAGCGCAGGAGCACAACGTGCCAGATGTCGTGAGTGTGGCGAGTTGGCGTCGAAGTAATCCGTGCAAAATCTTTAGCGATACAGTAAGAAAAATGTTGACATGAAGCAGTCAGTAAACTACAGTCGCAAATGTAAGTTATTTCGAGGGAGTGAACAGATGAGCGCAGATTGCATGACGACCGACCTGACCGTAGCCGAGACCATTCGCCAGCAGCTTGGCGGTCGCCGTCTCATCGTTATGACCGGCGCGAAGAACTTCGTAGGCGGCAGCGACTTCCTGATGTTCCGTCTGCCTTCGAACTTCGCGAAGAACAGAATCAACTACGTCAAGATCGTGCTCAACGCCATGGACACCTACGACATCGAGTTCGGATGTGTTCTCGGACTCAAGTACACCGTCGTCAGCCGCTCTGAGGGCGTCTATGTCGGAGATCTACGTCGCACCTTCACCGTGGCGACCGGCCTGTACCTCAACTTCTAAGCAACACTGATTCCCAATGATTCACATGTAGTTACTGAATTGCCATGGTTCTTTTTGCGAAACGGAGAGCAGCTAAAATGAATAATGAATCGAAGGAAATTCCAACCAAGAAATTGCTGAAAGGATTTGCAATTACCCTTGCAATCTTTGTGGTTCTCGTAGCAATAACTCTTTGGTTGATATAGGAACGGAGCGCACCATGGCTAAGACTCGTGATCGGCAAGTGATTCCGAAGAAAGTACCTACCGATACAGTGGCAGAGGCCATCCTGAAAGATCTGGAGCCTCTCGTAGCTTTCACTCCCACGGAGCGTGACGCGTTTGAGTGGGCCTACTGGCCGACGCTCGATCTAGCAGAGACGAAGGACGCGCAGGATGAGATGCGCGAGACGGGTACGACGTTGAAGTTGTACCTCTACGAAGACATGGCCGAGCGCTTAGGTGAGATGCTGCCAGACATGGCCGAGAGCACACAAGGTGAGCCAGACTACCGCAAGAACAAGGCGAAGGCGAGAAGCGCTGAGATGGTCGCCGACCGAATCAAAGAGCGCATATACGCGAGTACAGACTATATCCAGCGTCAAGGAGCAGGGAAGTGAACAAAGCACCCAAACTCGGAGATCGTGTGTCATACCCCGGCGCAAGTCATGTGGGGCCATGCGTGGGTATCGTCACTCGGATCTACATCAACTACGAGTTAGACGCCAACGACAAACCTACCAATAAGCCAACACCTGAGAGTGAGTGGCAGGTTCGCATGACCCCAGAGACGCTACCTGACCGTTGGTGCTACCCGGGTGTCAACTCCTTCGCGCCGACCGTCGCGGATCTCACATTGGTCGAGAAGAAGAACCTGAAGGTCTATGGCTGGGGTGGCGAATGGCGCAATCCGCGTAACTACTCACCTACTTGGCAAGCACGATTCGTTATGGCAGCGCCCTCCATGGCAGCGGTCAAGCGCTATGTCGGCGTCAGCCTCCTCTGGAACATGTGCGAGACTGGCAACTCAATAGAGCTTGAGTGCGCGCTGACCAACCCGGGCAAGCTGCTTGTATCGCCCGACCACTCACGAAGCAATCCAACGTACTACGTCGTTGACCCTGAAGACAGCGAGGTAAGGCCATGAAGGATCTGACCAGAGACGAGTTCGACGAAGCAGTCAGCGCGCTGGGCATTACCTATACCGGCGTCCTGAAGTTCGCAGTCCTGCCCAATGGAGTTCACGTATTCCCCAAGGGCGGCGGCAATACACGCAGGGAGCAGCTTGCATACCTGCAGCAGATGATTGAGAGAACACGCAAGCGCGAGAGCAACGGACAATACGCTTTTGACGGACGCTTGGATCGTATCTGCGTGTGCGGTCATACTCTCGGCCACCACTCAGCAGGAAGTCAGAAAGATTGCATCTTTTACTCACTGGCTAAACCGGAAAAGACAGGACAGCCGGGAGAGGATAGAGAGAATTGTGGATGTGTGAAGTTCCGCGAGTCCAAACGTAAGAGCAACGCAAAACTTAGCATAGGAGCAGAGCAGTGAGACCTAAGCATTTTCTACGACGCGCCATATCAACCGGAGAGATCGCAGAGATCCCCTTCAACGAAGCGCACTTCAAAGCAGTCGGCTTACCACCGTCGACGCTGGCCGGTATGCCCCAGCTTGAGGCGTACCAACTGATCAATCAGTGGAATGTGTCGCAACCCGAGCAGCAATTCGTCTTCGCTCTCGCAGCCTAAAAAAATCTTTAGCGATACTGTAAGAATTTTGTTGACGCCACGCCCGGGAATCAGTATTGTTTTTCTTGTAAGCAGAACAATACTGCACCGGAGATAAACCACCATGGCACAGCCTAAGAAGTACGACGTAAAGAACATCGCACTCCTCATAAACCCCAAGAGCATGCTCGACCTGACCAGCACCAGCGGGGATCACTTCGGAGTCATAAACCTACGTTTCGTCGACACCACCGATGGTCTCGATAAGCTCCAGTGGATAAGCGACTATACGTCGACTGGGCTGATGTTCAACAATCTACGGTTCCGTGCCCAGTGGAATCGCGACCGCAAAGACCGTGGCGTGTACGGGTGGCAGCTACACATCGACAACGCAGACGTCAACAATTCCAGAACCGCAGAAGCTCACCTGTACATCATGCGGAAGATCGAGAAGGTGCGCGAGGGGTTCCCGGTAAGACCTGAGACCTTCGGCCAATTCGTTACCTTGCTCTGCCTCGGTCTGGGTATCAAGACCTTCCTGCGCGTCGGTGAGCGCAAGACGGGCGTCCACTCATGGTCGTCCTTGCATGAGTACTACTACGACAAGAACAAGGTCGGCGACGATCTCCAGACGTTGATCGACCGCGAGATCGACCAGACCTATTTCCCAGAAGAAAGGCAGCGCAAGGAGGCGTAGCCATGAACCTACTACATCGCATCAGGAACGCATTCAGAGCACGGCCAAAGCAGCGACGGCGGCTATGCACATGGTGCTATCGCCAGTACGCAGTCGGTCAGGGCGTCTGCTCCAACAACTGCTTCAGGGAGCAGCTTCACTGGAATAGGCAAGTTGCACCCCGAGACTCCGACCAAAAATAAAACTGTAGTAATGCAATAAAAAGCTTGACGGTTCGGCAAAACTTCCGTATTGTTATGACAGTGAGGCCCGAAGGATGCTTGGACAACCACTCAAGTTCGTTTGCCCAGTATGTGAATGCAAGCTGGCTCCCATCGACGCAATGGTCGAGGCTATCCAGATCGTCACACGCAAATGCAAGCGCAACAAGTGCGGTACCCGTTGGCAGATCAAACTGTCACCGCGTAAGATGACCAAGCTCGAAGGCGTTATCTACATTGCTGAGTTCGTCAAGATCACGGAGACCGTCAATGCCTAAGCAGATAATCACAGTGACTGAGGAAGAACGCGGGATCCACACGAACAACTGCGCGACGATCAACAAGTATCTCCGTAGGGCTGGTCTTGACGAGCGCTTGGTTCGTGGCAATGGCTACCTGTACTTCACAGAAGGTAATGCGTTCGGGTGGTACTCCTCTTCGCTGCCCTTCTGGGATCCCAGCGACATGGCGGTCGGCTACTACATCGACCACGTCATCAGCGAGAACAAGAAGTACGTGGCAGACAGGATAGTGAAGTAGTAGTCGAATGACGCCAGCGCTTTATAGTCTATTGGCTCGACGCATGTATGGCCAATACGAAGTTACCCGTACGACAAGGTTCGCCCTTGCGGGAACGGCGCAGCAAAGTGATTGCAGAGCACTGGCGTGGTTCTACTACTACTTACCACTACGAGACGAGCCGACATAAACCATCGGCTAGGTGCGGGGGCCAACCCGCTCGAAGAGAAGCTGGGGTGGTTCCCAGCCAACAAGGCCACTGGAGAACAGAGGGAGAGGGCGGCTGGAGACGTTTGTACTGTGAGTATGCCCACACAGGAGTCATTGAGAGTGCTCCTTCTGCTAGTGAACGCCATCAAGATTTGAAACACAGACGATACAGATAAACATTTACTGGAAGCTGCATAGGGCCGAAAGGGTGCAGCCGAACGCGGAGTAGTTGGCGCAGGGCCAGCCTTCCAGACGCGATTAGCAACACAACCACAAACACAAACCACGAAAGGGAACACGCAACTTTGAACCTCGCCGACACACAGAGCAAAATTGAAATGTTGATTACGGAAGTACGAAACGGAGACACGACCGCCGAGACCGCACACGAACAGATCACCGCCATCGTTGCTGAAGCCAAGGCTGCTGGGCTGGACATTGAAGTCGGTGTCACGCTGGAGCAGTTGCAGGATCAGGAAAATGCTGACTACGACGAGTCCTACGAGGAGTCCTACGAGGAATCGTACGGCGACGACGATGAGGACGACAACGAAGACGACGAAGACGACGAATAGGAGTCAGACCGCTTGCTGATCATTGGTTCTACTGCCCTTGCATATTCACTGTTCAGCAGATCGACCGGCAACATTCCTGACTTCCGTTCGCCGGTCGACACAGACATCCTCTGCAATGAGGATGAGCTTCAGACACTTCTCTTGGATGTAGCCGCTAACGACCAGTATCACGAAATCAAGATGCTGAGTCCCACGCACTACACCATCAAAGCGAACAAGTCGATCTTTGAGATCACTGTCGCCAAGAAGGGATCCTCGGACGCTGCATACATGCAGTTGGCCAAAGAGCGAATGCTTCCCCGGGAGCGACACGTCTACAGTCAGTTGGCGCACTACGCAACGCCAGACATGCTGTATTCAATGAAGCGCTCACACCGCTACTATCCACGCAATTGGAAGAAGCACATGGAAGACTACCACTTGCTCAAGACCATGGTGGGAGACGCTGATGCACTGGCCGAGATCACCAAGCAGCGTGAGCAAGAGACGGAGAAGCGTCTGGGCAAGCTGAAGACGCCCAGCTTGATGAAGTCGTCGACGGAGTTCTTCAACGACAACGTGTCGAACAAGATCTTCATCCATGACGAGATGCACGAGATCATGGCGCATCGCGAGAGGCCCATGTTTGAGTACTTCAAGGAACCGGGAAACACTGTCAAATGCTCCAAGGCAATGTTCTTCCAGTTGACGTTGAAGGAGCGTGTACAGGCTGTGCTTGAAGAGGCGTATGTGATCGCACTGGAGCGTGGCATTGTCCCGATGATGTACGACATGGGACGGCCAGTGTTATCGCGTGATGCATTCGAATGGGCAGTGATGAGGATCGGCACGACGTTGTGCTCTGGATGGTTCAGAGAGTTCGCTGTCGAGAGCTATCCTGCGGTGATGGCTATGTACAACCCAGCGTACGTTGCCAAGTTTCTTAGCGCGGTATCTGAAGGGCGCATCAAGCGCATCGAGAGGACAATAGCAGCCTAGTCCCTTTTTTTTTGGCCTACTAACCAGCATGAAATTTCATGCATTCAGTGAACCACTTGACCGTTGTCCTTACAGAACGAAAGATCACTTGCCCGGGCTGCGGGTCGATAGCAACGAGCCAACCTAAGTGGGTGACGCTCTACTACGACCCGAAGTTCCGGTGCAAGTGTGGTCACAAGAAGCCTCTGCTCTGGGTGAAACCCCCGAGACAACCTAAACGAAAAGAGAAAACGTAATGCTGATCGTATTGATCCTCATCATCCTCTGGCTACTGGGCCTCGGTGCTTTGATTCTGCACCATTGGTTCATCTGGCTGCTACTCGCGTTCATCTTCATCTTGCTCTAAACTGCGAACCCCTACTACCACCAAACCCCAAGCACAAAGGATCCGAAGTGAGCACTCCAAGCTATGGCGTCGTTGTCGGACGCTTCCAGACACACTTTCTGACTGAAGGTCATATCGCACTGTTGAGGACGGTCAAGCAGAACCACGGCAATCGCGTCATCGTCTTCATCGGATGCCCAGCCACTCCTCCAACTAAGCATGACCCGCTGTCCTTCGAAGCGCGTCGTCGCATGATTCAGGAGCAATACCCCGAGTTCATTCTTCTACCCATCACTGATCGCAAGACGAATGAGGAGTGGTCGAAGGATCTCGACAACAAGATTCATGAAATCGCCCAGTTCGCCTCCGTGACGCTCTACGGTGGGCGCGACAGCTTCATTGCTGACTACATGGGCAGACACAAGACGGAAGAGATACAGGTCGAAGTGAGCGCCGACATCTCCGCGACCAAGCTTCGCGAGAAGGTCATGAACATGATGCCAAACTCTGAAGCGTTCCGCGCTGGCGTGATCCATGGCATGCTCAACAGCTTCTCTCGTGTCATCCCCACAGTCGACGTCGCAATCGCATTCTGTAGTCAGCGTGGCGTCTCGTTGCTGATGGCACAGAAGCCGGGAGAGAAGAACTGGCGCTTCGTTGGTGGTCACGCCGAAGGTACCAGCCTCGATTACGAGACTGATGCAATACGCGAGGCTGAAGAAGAGTCGAACGTCAAGTTGCGCTGTGTCGAATACGTTGGATCCTCGTTGATCAAGGACTGGCGCTACCAGAACACACCTGAAGTCATCAAGACGGTGATGTTCCTCGGTTGGGCAAAGGAAACACTCGCAGCCGAAGCAAACGATGACGTGAGCGCAGTGCGATGGTTCCACGTCGATGCAATCTCACGCCAGAACATCGAACCTGCTCACCAACCCCTGTTCGACATGCTGAAGCTTCATCTCATCGCGAAGGGAATCCTCACCAACTAATGGCACGTCCACTGCATCTCTCAACACTTCAAAAGACGGATAGCTACAAGGATTCACATCCGTACTTCTACAAGCCCGGGACGACCGAGCTATACGACTATTACTCTGCCCGGGGCGGCGAGTTCAGCACGAGCACACTGTTCGGTCTGCAGTACGCCCTGAAGGCAAACTTTGAAGGCTCTGTCGTCACTGCAGGTGATGTCAGCGCTGCCGCTGATGAAGCGCGTGAACACTTCGCTGGCAGCAACTTCAACTATCCCACAAAGAAGTGGATGAGGATCGTCAACGTCTATGGTGGTCGTCTGCCACTTGAGATCAAGGCCGTGCGTGAAGGCATTCCCGTGCCTGTCTCAAACGTCATGATGACGATTCGCAATACGGATCCAGAGTGCGCGTTCCTGACCGGCTGGGCCGAGACCAAGCTGCAGCACATGTGGTATGGCTCTGCCGTCGCTACGCTCTCGCGTGAGGTCAAGATGGTGCTCAAGGAATACCTTGTGAAGACCGCTGACACTCTGGACGCTCTGCCGTTCCAGTTACACGACATGGGTTATCGTGGCGTGACGTCAGACGAGCAAGCTGCCATCGGCGGTGCTGCTCATCTGATCAACTTCCTTGGCACGGATACGAAGCCAGCGAACGCATTGCTGAACCAGTTCTATGGCGCTGGGAAGATCTCTGGTTACTCCGTACCGGCGACCGAGCATTCGACAACGACAAGCTGGGGCAGGTTCCATGAGGCAGACGCGGTGGGTCACGCCCTGAAGCAGTTCCCAACCGGGATCATCTCGCTGGTTGCTGACAGCTACGACGTCTACAACTTCACGAGCAACATCATCGGCGGCACCTTCCGTGATCAGATCCTCAAGCGCAAGGGCAAGGTTGTAATTCGGCCAGACTCTGGCGACTTTGTGAAGATCATTCCTGAGCTTCTGATGGCCCTTGCTCACCGCTTTGGCTACAGACTGAACTCCAAGGGCTACCGTGTGCTCTCGCCGGTCGTAGGGATCATCTGGAGCGATGGCATGAACCTCCAGAGCATTCGCAGTCTGATGGAAGCCGTCACCGCTGCAGGATGGAGCACAGAGAACGTCGTGGTAGGCATGGGGGCCGGTCTGCTCCAGAAGGTTAACCGCGACACTCAGAAGGTTGCGATCAAGTGCTCTGCAGCCGTCATCAATGGCGAAGAGGTCGAGGTCTTCAAGGATCCGATCACTGACCCGGGCAAGTCTTCATTGCGCGGTCGGCAGTCGCTGATTTACGTCAACGGTATTGGTTATGTGACTGTTCCGGGGGCAGACAGGTGGGGCGACCAGCTTGAAACTGTTTTCAACGATGGTTATCTGACTAGGTTCCAGTATCTCTCTGAGATACGCGAACTTGCAGCTATCTGACTGCAAATAAATGCAGCTATCTGACTGCAAATAAGTGCAACATTTTTCTTGACTCTCAGACGATACAATAGTTATTATGCTGACAGTAACAAGTACTAAAGAGTGACGAAAGGGATCAAACGGGCCAATGAATAACGTAGCTATCCAACAGAGCACCACGGAACGGAATTGCGTCAGTTGCAGCAATCCGATTGGCGCAAAGCGCCTCACAGCCAAGCCAAACGCAATTCATTGCATAGAGTGCCAGAACCAGCACGACGTCATGGCGACTGAAGCTCCTCGCCGTAATGCTCCCCGTCACCATGCTGTGGTCGGCTTCAGGGCGATCTCAGACGAACAGGTTGTAGGACGTCGCCGACGCAACAATCTCGTCACCTACGGTCTGGGCAGCGTCATCAAGGAGCACCAGTACGCATGAGCAAGCTGATTATGCTTCGAGATCTCCCGGGAGCAGGGAAGTCGACCCGGGCGCGAGAGATAGCACAGAGGCACGGCAATGCTGGCCGGGTCAATCGCGATGATCTCCGAGCGATGCTGTTCGGTGGGAAGTGGACTGGCAAGCGCGAGAGGATTGTCGTCGATGTAGAGAAAGCCATTGCGAGTGTGTTGATCAAGCATCAGCACAACGTGATCGTCGACGACACGAATCTGCTGAAGTCGCATGAGGACATGTGGCGTCATCAGGCAACCGATCACAACGCCACGTTCGAAATGGTCAGGACTGGCTCGACACTGCAGACTTGCATAGACCGCGACGGTAAGCGCGAGAGGCCAGTCGGCAAGGCGATCATTCATCGAATGGCCCTAAGGGCCGGGATGATCGACTTCGGTGAGAAGCCTATCGCTCTGGTCGACATCGACGGCACACTGGCTGATGGCTCTCATCGCGAACACCATGTCAATGGTGAATGCGTACAGTGTTCGCCACATGGCGCGCTGTTCAAGGACGAATGTAATGCATGTGGCGGCACAGGCACGGCCAAGAAGAACTGGGATCTGTATTTTTCCCTGATGCACCTAGATAAGCCCGTGGACTTCGTTGTCCGCTGGGTTCGTGAGTTGTCGAAGACTCACACAATTTGCGTGGTATCCGCGAGACCCGATACCTACCAGTTCGAAACGATGGACTGGTTACGTTACACCGCACAACTGGAATACGACTACATCTTCATGCGAAGGGGAGGCGATAAGCGAAACGACGTTGAAGTGAAGGCAGAGATCTTGAACGATCTGCCTAAAGACCAGATCAACATTGTCCTCGATGACCGGCCATCGGTCGTCAGGATGTGGAAGCAAAACGGAGTACGTGTCATAGCAGTACGGGGCCAGATAGAGGAGTTCTAAAATGAAATTGTTTGACTTGATTGACAATGATTTATTCCACTGCCACCTACGCGGTAAAACCCTCAACCTTCGTCATCACCCAACTGAGCCACTTGGAATTCTGAACTACTCCAAGCTTGCTACTATCCTCCAATCATTCGATGACTGCACCAATCAGTGCCGTGGTCTGATCTACAACCTCGATACCCTTGAGATCGTTGCGCGCCCGTTCGCAAAGTTCTGGAACTTCAACGACGAACGTCACCCTGAGACTCTGTTGGAGAATCTGCCCACAGAGAAGCCGATCATGTCTACGAAGTTCGATGGCTCACTCGGTGTGGTCTACCGCGCCACTGATGGCGAGATGGCAGTAGCTACGCGTGGATCCTTCGAGTCTGAACAGGCAGAGTGGGCTACCGACTATCTGCAGAGCCATGGCGCTACGATCTGGCCGACCGGCTGGACGCCCATGGTGGAGATCGTCTACAACGACAACCGTGTCGTCGTCCGCTATGACTGGGAAGGTCTCGTGCTGCTCACTCTCGTCAACATTGAGACGGGTGAAGAGATGGATCCAGAGCGTGTGGAGAAGCTGGCGCGCCTGAACAACCTGCAGTACGCCAAGCCACTGCACAGCAAGTCTCTCTATGACGCTACGCAAGAGGATAGCGACAACGCAGAGGGCTATATCGCCACATGGCTTCGCCCGGGCCAGTCACCGCTCAAGGTCAAGATCAAGTTCAATACATACGTCAAGATGCATCGCATCGTGACAGAGTGGACTCCGCTCTCGATCTGGCAGTTGCTGAGTGAAGGTGGGACGCTGGCCGACAAGCTTGACGGTCTGCCTCAGGACTTCCAGCAGTGGGCTTTGGACACGGCGGTCGAGTTTGATAACCGGCGCAGGGCGATCTACGACGGCGCTGTTCAGATTTTCGGTGGCTTCACTGGAGACTTGCCACTCGCTGGTCTCGACCGTGAGCAGCGCAAGGCATTCCCCGGGCTTACAGAGAGGGCAAACATCGAGCGCAGGAAGTTCGTTGAGTTCGCCAACCAGTTCCCTGAAGCGCGTGGTCTGCTCTTCATGATCCTTGATGGCAAGAACACGACAAAGGCACTCTGGTCGATGGTCAGGCCCACGTCTGAAGAGCCAGAGTTCGCCAGTCAGACGCAGAATGCTATAGCTGCCTGAAGAACTGAAGTCGAAGCACAACCTAAGAAGGAGCGATGACGTGCCAGTAATGGACGAAGTAATAGCAACGAGCAAACACCGTCTGTCGATCATGAGGTCGCACCGGTTCCCAGAGATCCCAGTCGACCGCAACGGCCTACAGGCAATGATCGATGAGATCGAGACTAACCGCGAGATCATGAAGGAAGTCGACCGGCTGATCCGTGAGCGCGTACAGGCCCGGGAAGAGCACCTGATGAACTGGTTCAAGAATCGCCTTGCAGTCATCGGCTGCTCTATTCATAACGGCGAATTTGACTACTATCTGAAGAACGATAGGGCAGAGAAGGTCTTGGGCCTGTTGCATCCTGTTGCCGCCCAAAACCTCAACAAGTTCTTGGATTTGATCAACGGCAAAAAATCGCTGGAGGAGGTCGGGAACCGTGGATAGGCATGAGAAGCAGGTTCGGGAAATACTGAAGCAGCATGAGGCTGTGATCGACCGGCAGCGTAAGCATGAGGTCTGGCGTTTCCCGAACAATGCGATCTTTGTCGTTCCAAGTACCCTAAGCGACGTCAGGGGCTGGAAGAACGCCCTGATGAACCTACAACGCTTGCTGGGCCTGTTTGGTGAGCGCGGGGCCGAAGGCGCGAGACGTGAGAAGCGTAGAACGCAGACACGGCCTACGACGTCTTATTCTGCCTCGGTGTCTGTGGATGTCAAGATCCCGACACTGAGGGAAGCGCTGCTCCCAATCAGACCCAGCACGATACAAACCATCAAGCACCCCGTCCATGGCAGTAGGTGCCGTCAGGCCGTGTCCGCTCCCCCAGTGGATCTCTCTGGTCTGGCGCGCCTCAACTCACCCCGTTAGACCCAGCCCTCCCCGGCAAAAGTTTTCCACAGAAATCAGCAAATAATCTATTGCAAACGGCGCGAAAGTGTCGTACTATAGATTTCATACCCACTTACAACTGATTCCCCAACCATGAATGTGCATCCGTGCGCGCCATTGCACATGCGTTTCGACGCGTGTCTCTCAGGCTGCGCGGAGCCTTGTCGAAAGGATCCTGCCTGAACGAAGCTGTACCCAATTCCCACAAAGTAGAAGTAGTTCGTGTCGTAATCGAACCCCACCCCAACGCCGACAAGCTTGAAATAGCGAACATCTTCGGCTTCACCTGCTGTGTCCAGAAGGGCCAGTTCCAGAACGATGAGCTTGCTGCATATGTGCAGCCTGACTCCATCGTGGATACCTCCCGGCCTGAGTTCGAATTCCTCAAAGGCAACAAACGTATCAGAGTCAAAAAGCTTCGCGGCGTCGTGTCCATGGGCCTGTTGCTGAAGGCACCAGAGGGCGCTGTAGAGGGCGACGACGTTGCCGAGTACTTCGGGGTCACGCACTACGAACCAGCGCCGTCTGGCGGCTCTAATGAGCACGTACGTGACGATATTCCTCCACCCAACATCTACGCGCCAAAGTATGACGTAGACAACATGCTGCGCTACAGTCGCATGTTCAACCCGGGCGAGACCGTAGTAGCCACTGAGAAGATCCATGGCACGAATGCGCGCTACGTGTACCACCCAATTGAGCAGAAGATGTACGTCGGATCCAAGAACCAATGGGTCGAGCAGGGCGACAACTGGTGGTGGAAGGCTTTGGCCCAGAATCCCCAGATCGAAGCTTTCTGCATTGCGTTCCCGGGCGCTGTCCTATACGGCGAAGTGTTTGGTAATGTGCAGACGCTGCGATATGGCGCAGTCAACGGCGAATACAAGTTCGTTGCATTCGATCTGATGATCGGCCAGCAGTGGACTGACTTCGACGAAATGCGTCGGATGTTTGAGCCTTACGGACTTCTGCCTCCGATTGTGTTTGAGGGCGCGTTCGACTACGACCTTCTCATCAGTCTGGCCGATGGCAACACACTCGTCGGCGGGGCCAACCCCATCAACCAAATACGCGAGGGCATCGTTGTGAAGCCTGTCCGTGAGCGCTACGTTCCGCGCCTCGGTCGCGTCCATCTGAAGATCGTCAGCAACGACTATCTGGAGACCAACTAAACCATTGGCAAAGAACACACCACCACCGAAGAAGAATTTCGAGATCCAAGCGAACGTCAAGCTCGTCGTCGGCGTCATCGTGGAAGCTGATTCACTTGAGGACGCCTTGGACTATGGACGCAGGATGAAGGTCAACGACTACATCAGCTTCGACGGCAACAATCACATCGATAGCGATACCCCAACAATCGTCGGAGTTTTCGAGCAGTAAGAGAGGAGTCATCTGAGCACAGCATTGCAAGCGCCTGACTGGATGTCACAAGCGCTGACAACTGAGAGTCTGGCCAATGAGGTCGTCTCTTACAAACTTTACAACGGACAAGTCGAGCTATTTTACGATGACGTCCCTCACGTTTATTTCCGCATCAATGAGGCAGGAGAGCGCGTCGACGTTGCAGGTGTCACGACTGTATTAGGCACCGCAATCGACAAGTCGTACGTCCTGATGCGCTGGGCGACCAAGCTCTGCGTCGAGACACTTCGGGGCCACATCTACAACCCCGATGGCACGATCAGACACTTCACTGCTGATCAGTTTGAGATGTGGCTGAATGAAGCCAAGAACAAGCACAGTGAGCGATTGGAAGAGGCTGGCAACATCGGTCACATCGCACACAAGGCCATCGAAGACGAGATCATCTACGCCATCAAGCACAACCATGGTGTAGTCAACACGACCTACTACCGGCCATACAACAACCTGCTGGCCCAGTCCTGCTACGAAGCCGCTTTGAAGTGGATGAAGCTGCACAATGTGCGCTGGATCTACACCGAGCGCAAGATCTACTCACGCAAGTTCGATGTAGCTGGCACCACTGATGGTGTCTGCCTCGTTGACTCGTGTGGTGATCCTGAATGCAAAGGCTGTCAGGGCAGGACGTTCAAGGATCGGCTGTCTATCGCTGACTGGAAATCGAGCAACCATCTCAGTGACTCATACGCCTATCAGGCTGCGATCTATCTGTTCGCCATGGTCGAAGAGACCGGCATGCAGATCCAAGATCGATGGATTCTGCGCCTCGGTAAGACGGATGGTGACTTCGAGCCATGGTACCTCGGGCCAGAGTGGTTAGAGGCCGACACAAGAGCCTTCGTGGCTGCGCTGGAACTGTATCGCAGTCTCAAGTCGATTGAAGAGCGTCGTAGTGCCGACAAGCGCGAACGCAGGGCTGCACTGAAGGCTGAGAAGCAGCGCAAGGCTGAGGAAGAGAAAGCTGCGAAGAAGCTGGCAGCGAAGCAGAAGAAGGAAGACAAGCGTCTCGCCAAGGAAGCTGCAGACAGGAAGTACAAAGAGCTTCGCGCTGGCGGTATGCCGGTGAAGGAAGCCAAGCTGCTGGCGTATCCGAACGTGGTGCCACGCATCAAGGGTCTGCTACCTGCTCCTGCCTCCGAACCAATTCAACCAACAACACCTAAGGCTGCGACCCGCGAAGACATGTGGGCAGCGATGCAGTCATTCAAACCCTAAAGGAACAACTAAATGGCCGCTGACTGCGATGAGGTTATCGAGCAGTGTATTCGCCTTGAGTGCATCTGCTGCAACTGGGGCATGGGAGTTGAATCCTTCCCAAACGATAACAACCTCTACCATCCCAACGGCAGCCCTTGCCGAGCGTACCGCATTCGTCGCCACTACAACACGCTGACGACGTTCGAAGACAAATTCACAACAAGATTAGCGGGATAGCAGCATCGTCTCGCTATGTACCAAAACAGAATACCTAACTGAAGAGAGAAGGACTTTTAGTGTCAAATGAACTCGTAGTACTGAACAACAACGACAACGATCTGATCGCCACTGGTGGTCTCGGTCTCGACGACTCAGCGGCAATTCGGCCTACACCCATGGTGCTCAAGCAGCCCACGACAACTGGACTTGACTCGGTACTCCCGGGCCTGTTCGTTGACAAGCTGTCTGGCGTGACTTTCAAGGAAGTCAAGATGGTGCCGATCAAGATGACTGTTGTTCGGGATAAGTACCCAAGCGAGAAGTACGTCGCCGGTGAATTCGCCACATGTCGCAGCTTCGACGGAATCAAGCCGATCACCAATCGTGACGATCTGGTTCCTGAAGCTCCGAACTGCAAGGGATGCCGTCATTCCTCGTGGGACAACTACAACGCCAAGACGAAGACCGGGAAGAAGCCGACTTGCAAGGAGTCGTTCTCCATTCTCTTCATCGAAGAGACGCTTGCTCTGCCTTTCTACATCAAGATCTCTGGTCTGAGTGTGAGGGCAGCGAAGCGGTTGAAGGAAGCGATCACGCGCAACGCCAAGATCGTTCAGGCGCGCTCTGGCAAGATGCCGAACATCTTCGACTACGTCGTAACGATGAAGTCGGTGAAGTCGTCAGACGGTGCGTTCTACAACATCGAATTCCCTGAGGTCGCTCCCATGACTCCTGAGAAGGCACAGGCGTTTGGGCCGATGTATCTGGAGTTGGTGCGTCGTAAGGATCAGATTGAGCAGGAGATCGATTCGGGCTTTGACGAGTCCGGTGACGTCGCCAGCGAGATCTAACGATACAGGAAGTAAATAGCCTGTAGTCGTGTGAGCGGGGGAGTCCGCTTTCGAAATACAAAATGACCCACGCAAGAAGCCGGTCGCCACTGTCCCAGAGACACGCGTGTGGGTAGCTCCCCGTTCAGATCCCTTACCAACAACAGAAAGGTACACATGCAAATCAATCTTTGGGTTGTCACATCACTGGTGCTCTTCGTACTGAAGGCAATCGGCATTGTAGCGATCTCATGGTGGCTCGTAGCTGCACCTGCAGTGATCTTCTTCATCCTCTCGGTCATCGGTGGCTTGCTCACAATCGTGGTCGAGGTATTGGAAGCCGAGCAGACCAAGAGGTCGAAGTAGGGTGAAAGAACTCAACACCGTAATTCTCAACCCACCTGCATTAGTGCAGGAAGACATGTCTCGTCCTGCTTATGTCAATGCTCGTATCGCCCAGATCGGCAACACGGCCACACTGGAAACATTCGAGCTTGCTGAGTTGTTGAACGAGAGCAAGACCAACAACTACTGGAAGGAACTGGGGCAGCTTTCGTTCGATGACTGGGTGAAGACTCTGAACATCGACATGTCGCCGCGTCAGGTTCACTACCTCATTGCAGTAGACAAGATGGCTGCGTATCTCGGCGTCGATACACAGGCCAAGCTGAAGGCGAAGATCACGAAGCTGAAAGAGATCTTCACTCTGGATCCCACACTAACCATCACTGATTCTGCCACTGGTAAAGAAGAGTCGATGGCAGACATCATGCGCCAGTTGGTGAAGGACGCACCGAACAAGACGCACACTGAGATCAAAGAGATCGTCAAGCGCTTGAAGGGTGAGTCTGAGGATCCTGACGACCAACTCACATGGCTGAACCTCCCCATACGTCGTGATGCGAAGGACGTTGTGGCCCGAGCGATCGATCTGGCCAAGCTGCTCTCTGGCAACACGATTGACGCTGTCACAGAAGAGGTCAAGGACATCTCTGACGCCATGGCGCTGGAGCGCATCTGTGGAGACTTCCTCTCAGATCCAAACAACGTCGCTGATGAGATGGGTGAGGCCGGGAGCTTCGAAGACTCTTCTGAAGATGACAGCAGGACGGCCAGTGGCTTTCCTCTGATGTCCGACGATGACGACGACGATGAGCGCGAGTACGAAGAGGACTAGTGGCTTCGCGATTCGAGCTTCCGTACGACGAATACAAAGCACTGACGAAGCGAGTCGCACAACGAGATAAGTGGAAATGCCGAGCGCCGGGATGCGTGAGCAGAACGACATCGGCACACCACATCCAGTTCCGTAGCAATGGCGGCGGCGACTACAGCCACAACCTTGTGAGTCTGTGCCAAGAACACCACGACATGGTTCATGGAGTTCACCCCAAAGTGATTCTCATCATCCTGCACCGAAGTGGTGATCCAAACAGATTCCCTAACGCAGATGACGGATTGAAGTTCGTCACGACCAAGAAGACCAAACACATACAGAGGAGAAGGACATGGCGAAGCAGCTAGTAATTTCTGGAAGCGAAGCAGAGGCGCGCATCAATGCAGCACTGATGCACGACGAAGAGACTGAGACGGCTGTATATGCCGGTAGCAACGAGATGGTTGTTATCGAGATCGAAGGCAAGCTGATCAAGCTTTCTGTAGATAAGGCCGAAGATCTCGTGGAGAAGCTTGAGTGGGCTTTGGACGTCGTCGCTGGAGATGATGAGGACGACGAAGACTAATTGAGGCTACGACCATACCAGTTAGACATGCTTCGAATCATCAAAGAGAAGAGGGAGGGGGTTAGGCGGCAACTACTCATCAGTCCCACAGGGACAGGTAAGACGGTCGTCTTCGTAAACCTTCCCTCATACCTTGAAATCCAGCGACGGGTGATGGTTCTAGTCAACAGTGAGGAACTGGCCACGCAGACGGTCGACAAGATGCGAGTTTGGCATCCAGATCGCACGGTAGGCATAGAGATGGCTTCGCATCACGCCACGACGGAAGAAATCATCGTGGCTAGTGTTCCGACAATCGGCAGGGCCGGTTCCTCACGCATCAAAAACTTTCTACCGAGTGACTTCGAACTCATCACAGCAGACGAAGCTCATCTCAGTATCACCGACACGTTCATACGTACGTTCGATCACTTCGGACTCATGGACAGTGTCGTAAGTAAAAACGCACCGTTGCTGACAGGATTTACAGCTACAGGTGATCGCGCCGATGGTAAGGCTCTGGGGCAGGTCTATGACCAGATTGTCTACAACTACACGACGCAGCAAGCAATCTTTGATGGTTGGTTGAGTCCACCCCGTGGCTTCAAGGTCAGTACTAAGGTCGATCTGTCAAAGGTCGCTACCAGCGGCAACGACTTCTCAGTAGCTGAGTTGGAGAAGCTGGTCAACACGCCATGGCGCAATCAGATGATTGTGAAGGCGTGGATCGAGAATGCAAGTACGAGGCGCACTATAGCCTTCGTCACCGGCATTCAACACGCTAAGGATCTGGCTCACGAATTCCAGAAGGCTGGCGTACCGGCTGAGGCTGTCTGGGGCGACGATCCAGAGCGTGAGCGCAAGCTGAAGGCACACAAGCGCGGCGACATACAGGTGCTTGTCAACGCAATGTTGTTGGTGACAGGCTACGACGACCCCGGGGTCTCGTGCATAATCATGGCGCGACCGACCAAGAGTCAGACACTGTTCGTCCAAGCCATCGGGCGTGGCCTGAGGTTAGGTGAGGGAATCGACAACCTTGTTGAAGCTATCCGTAATGGGACGCTGAAACCGGGTGACAAACGAGACTGCCTCATCCTTGATTGCGTCGACGTAACAAAGCGCATGTCACTCGTGACGCTGGCCAGCTTGTTCGGTCTGCCTCCTGAGATGGATCTGAATGGCAAGTCGATCACTGACGCCGTTGCAGAGATCAAGGAAGCACAGGCGCTGAATCCAAACATCGACCTGACACAGTTGCAGAGCATCGGGGATCTCGGTGCATACCTGCAGGAAGCCAATCTCTGGAAGGTCACCTTCTGCGAAGAGATAAAGGCCAACAGCAAGCTGCAGTGGCACAAGACGCTCGAAGGCGCATACACCCTGTACCTCCCCGGCAATGAGTCAATGACCATCGCTGAGGATCTTCTGGGCAAGTACTCAGTCTTCGGATCCATCAAGCAACGCAAGTATCTCCGCGACGGATTCCACAGTCTCCCAGAGGCGCTGGACTACGCAGAAATGAACATCACCACGAACGGCAAAGAGTTCATGACGCTGTTGCGACGTGAGGCCCAGTGGCACAAGGGCAAGCCATCACTCGCGCAGATCGCACAACTCAAGCGGTTCAAGGTTCCACAAGACGTAATCAGCAAGATGACGAAGGGCGATGCCCACAAGTTCCTTGCAGAGAAATTCGGAGGAAGACGCTAGACATGTTTTACGTACTCTATCTATTCATTCAGGGCATCACCGCGCTGGCTGTGGTTGCCGTGTTTGCCATCGGTATCATCGCCATTCTCTTGGCAGTGGCCACTACGAAGTTCTTCAAGCGCCATAAGGACGCGCCAACAACATTGGAGCAGGATCTTCGTGAGCATCTGGCCAACTTCACTTACGAGAGCAGCATTGGTCGTGGTGAGCGCGGTCTGATGCAACATCACATCGACTACCTGACCGAGCATCTGTTGCCGTTCATCAAAGAGCGCCAGCGCTAGTCACCTTCTCCTGCAGCAACACACAACACAATCACATAAAAGGGGGTCGCAGTATTTCAGAGCAGAAAACGAAAGTTGAACTGTACCTTGACTCAAAAGGGTTCAACTACAAGAACAACGGCGACGAATGCAACCTTGAGACTTGCCCGTTCTGCCTCTCCGATGGCTGGAAGTTTTTCATCAACGCCAACTCCTACCTCTATGAGTGCAAGCGCGGTTCATGCGCGCAGTCTGGCAATGAACGCTCACTGAAGAATCATCTGGGCGACTCTCTCCCGGGCGTGGCTTCGAGTCAGGACGCTGTAAGGGCCAAGGAAGCACCTGAGCCTATCCCAGACATTGAGGCAGCACATCAGGCGCTGCTGGGCCGGGATGACGTACTGGAATGGCTGAATGACGAACGCGGCTTCTCACTGGAGATCGTGAAGAAGCTGAAGCTGGGTCTCGGTGAGCGTGGCTTCGGTGACTACGGTCGACGACCGGCGCTGATGTTCCCATACTTCGTTGGTGAGCATTGCATCTTCGTCAAGTACCGGACGCTGCCTCAGAGCATCGATCCTGAAGCTCCACTCAAGAAGGACTTCCGTGGGACGAACGGGCGCGAGAATCCTCTGTACAACGTCAACTGCATTCACAAGGACATGGAGTACCTGATTCTTGTCGAGGGTGAGTCTGACTGTATCGCGCTGCTGAATGCTGGCGTCACAAACGTGGTCGGCGTTCCCGGGTGCGAGGGCAAGAAGGTCACTTGGGATAAGAAGCTCGAAGGCATCAAGACCAAGTACATCCTGTTCGACAATGACAAGGCTGGGCAGGACGGCGCGAAGGAATTCGCTAGTCGGTTCGGCATCGAGAAGTACAACAACGTCCTGCTTCCTGAGTTCGATCTGAACGCGCCGGTGTTGGAGAAGGAAGGGGAGCGCACCAAGGGCAATGACATCAATGAGTGGTTGATGGCTGGCAACAGCCTCAATGACTTGGAGATCCTGCTGAAATGTTCCCGGCCATTCGACGTCGAAGACGTCACTGGACTGGATGACGCGCTTGGTGAACTGGAGTATGAAGCCGAGCACGGCATCACGAACATCGGGGAGTACGACACTCCATGGCCAAGCCTCAACGCTAAGTTCGGCGCAGCTAAGGATGGTCATCTCGTCATCATTGCTGCCCCACAGAAGACCGGCAAGACGTCGTTCGCTCTGAACTGGGCAGATCATCTTGTCGAGGTCAAGAACAAGACGACCTTCTTCGAGTGCTATGAGATGACTCCAAAGGATCTGGCGCGCAAGTGGGCATCGTTCGTCACTAAGACCGACGACACCCCGGGCAAGAGCCTGATGAATCAGGAGACCTACCGTAGGGCGCGTGAGATCAACTCATCGCGTTCGGCAGATCTTCTCTTCGGCTACGCCACACTCAAGGACGAGAACCATGCGTTCGACCGCATCCGTGCAGTGGTTCGCAGGTATGCAGCAAAGGTAGTCATCATCGACAACCTCCAGCTTCTGGTCGACTCGGTTATGCCGGGACGTGAGGCCGGGACTCGCAACACATTCATCTCGCGCATGACGAAGAAGCTGAAGGTGCTGGCGAAGGAACTGAACATCCTCATCATCTTGATCAGCCAGACCAAGCGTCTCGACGACAATGCGATGGCGACTGCCAATGCCATGGAAGGATCCAGCGCACCGGCCAACGATTGCGACTCGTGCTTGGTTCTCAATCGCATCCGTGAAGCAACCTTCAACAAGAAGGATCTGGAGAACGTCGACGATCTCGACACGAACGAAAACTTTCTGCCCAAGTTGTTTGTCAGGGTAGATCTCAGTCGCTTCGCGCCGGGTGGTATGTGTACGTTGCACATGGAAGGCAGCATGTCGTGGATCCGTGAACTGGCCGACGACGAAAAGAAGGCTAAGACGCCCACAGTGCTCATGGTGGATGGAATCAAGTTCCACACATCACCCGAGGCGCAACCGACGAAGCCTGAGGCAGCAGAGGGCCAGCAGACGGCATCACCGACTGACGCTGAACACGATCTGACGGTAGAGGAAGAAGTATCAGTAGATCTCTAACTCGCCCAGACGTGTACGTAGAGAACGGGGAGATCAAGGAGTGGGAGTCGGCCACTCCACTCCCCAACTTCACTGGGCTATGCATGCTCGTGGTCAACGGTAGCCCCTACATCACCTATACAGACGTGGATCCGACCGGCAAGCGCACATGGGACATAGTTCACCCCGGCAGCATGCTCGATCTCGGAGCAATCGAAAAATTCCAGAAGCTAAGGACGAAGAAAGCATGATTCATTCGCTACTGGCTCTGATGCTAGTCGTCAGCCCGGGACACGATCACACGCCTCAGATTCGCAGGGATCTGCATGGCTATCACTCATCTGCCCACAGACAACCATTCGTGGTTAGAAAGAAGCACACATCGAAATGAGTAAGGTCACCAAGAAATGGCCGAAGCTGTATCACAAGACGAAGACCGGCGCTATTCAGGAGTGGCAGGTTCACGTCGAGGGCGACACTATCGTCTCCACCCATGGCAAGCAGGGCGGCAAGATGCAGGTTGCGCGACTGATCGCTACGCCTAAGAACGTCGGCAAGGCTAATGCTACGACGCCTGAGGAACAGGCCATGGTCGAGGCAGAGGCGATGCACAAGCACAAGCTGGAGCGCAAGTATCGGCTGACGGTTGACGACGCTGTCGAGAAGCCGTTCTTGCCTATGCTGGCGCATGAGTTCAGCAAGAATGAGAAGAAGGTCATCTACCCGGTCTATACGCAGCACAAGCTCGACGGTGTTCGAGCGTTGGCGAAGTGGGACGGTGATCGCGTAGTCCTGATCTCGCGTGGTGGTAAGGAATGGACTGAGGTCAAGCACATCAACAAGAAGCTTGAAAGGGAGTTGCCCAAGAACTGTGTGTTCGATGGTGAGATCTATCTGCACGGTAAGACGCTGCAGTGGATCAACTCACGCACGAAGAAGTTCTACCCGGGCGAGACTGACAAGCTTCAGTACCACGTCTACGACATGCCAGTGATCAAGGGTGAAGACGACCACGCGTGGTATAGGCGTATGCGCGAACTCGACGAGGCCGAACTGGAAGACGCATACATGTCGACCGAGTCTCCACAGAGCATTGTGTTCATGGTTGAGACTGATATCGCTCTGAACGCCATTGAGGTCAAGAAGCAACACGACACACTTGTCCTACAAGGCTATGAAGGTCTCATCGTGCGCGACTACAACGGTGTGTATGAGTGGGGCGCACGGTCACGCAATCTGCTGAAGCTCAAAGAATTCGAGGACGCTGAATTCGAGATAATCGGTTCTCGTGGTGGTGAACCCGGGTCTGTCGAAGCCGATCTCGTCATCTGGAAGTGCAGGAACGATACCAACAATCTGGAGTTTGAGACTCGGCCCCGTGGTACGCACAACGACCGGCGCGAACTTCTCAAGATCTCAAACAAGTACAAGGGGCAGAAGCTGACGGTTCGCTTCTTCGGTCGCACCGTAGACGGTCTGCCCAATTTACCAATCGGACATGCTATCCGGTTAGAAGAGGACATGAGTTGATCACCAATGTAAAAGAATTTGTTACCGGCGCGACCATGGCCATCGCTGTCATGTCGTGGGAAGAGGATGGCGAGTTCGTCATTCGCTCCAAGGACGGCGAGGTTAGCGTCAAGGATAAGACGCCCGAGTTCGCTGAACTGAAGTTTGTCGAAGCCTACAACCAGTGGCTCTACAAGGTCGTCAATGTCTACCGTGAAGCGACAGGCAAGCCTCCACTTCCAGTGCTTGAACAAATCGTTCCAGAACCAGCATAAAAACTATTGCATTCGGTAAAGAGTTGTCGTACTATTAGGACATCCCAAACAGAAAGGAACTAATGCTCAAGAAGCTTCTCAAGCGTTTCAGGCGCAACAAGGTAACCGACTACGCACTTCGCAATACGCATGAAGGGGTCATGCTTTACGCAGCAGACGATAACGGCAGTCGCAAGCCATTCGGCGACATTCTCCTCATCAAGACCGATGGGACACTTCATCTCATGCCCCATACCGACGAGAACCATGAACTTGGATTCCAGACGGTTGGGCGCGGGTACCCAGTAGTCGTTCGGTCGTAACCCAGAAGTTCGCAACACATCGTCGTTAGCTGGGGTGAGCATTTCCCCCAGCGCGACAAATCCCCAAATAGGAAAAGACTTATCAGAACCAGCAGCGCCAAGGCGAAAGGTCGCCGGTGCCAAGACAAAGTGCGCGATGCTCTGCGAGAGATCGGCGCGCTCTACGAACTTGAACCGGACGATATCAAATCAACATCGATGGGCGTGACCGGCGTGGACGTGATACTGACACCCGCTGCCCGTAAGATCTTCAACTTCGACATCGAGTGCAAGCAAGTAGAAGCACTCAACGTCTTCACCACATTCAAGAAGCACTTCCTCAAATACGTCAGTCGACCGACCATCAAGCTTCTCTTCCATGGAAAGAACAAAGAGATGACTCAGGTAACGATGGAGTTCGAACAGTTTATGGGCCTTGTCACAGAGTTGGTTGCGCTTCGCAAGAACGGGAGCGTCACCAATGCCAACTAGGGCAGAGCGCCGAGAGGCACACAAAGCATTCAGACAGAACATTCCACTCTGGCAGGAGATGAAAGCTGCTGGCGGCGGGATCCAAGCAATAGCGTACGACCGTGGTAACGAGGCCGGTAAAGCCACGTACACGCGTAGCACGGCGAAGATCAGGCCATCACAGTCAGACTTTGTCTGCGACACAGAGACGAACGCACGTCGCGCACTGCAAGGCCATCCTCATCTTCTGCGCTACTTCGTGGAGTTCTACCACAACTACGGTCAGTTAGACGCAGTACCGCCAGAGTTCGCCGACTACGACGTACAGGTTCGCGATCTCGTGGGCCAGCGCTTCATTGATGTTGAACTCTCACCATATGCAGCTTATGTCTGCACAAAGGACGTACGACGAAATGTCACCAGACAACCCAAAGCCTGAAAAACTGATGTGCCGAATCTACCCGAACAGTAACAACATCGACGGACTGAACTGCGGTCACCGCATCAGCCCGATCACTGTTCCCAACACAAACTGTCCCGGCTGCTGGCTGACATTCTTCACGGCCAACCCAGACTCAACTAAGCAGAACCTGCTCGTGCTGCAGACTGACGGCGGCGAGATCCTTCTTCGTCAGAAGACGGGCGTCAAGTATGCCAAGCATCTGAAGCATCTCCGCGAGTTTCTGATCGAGCAGAAGGAAACCCTCGCAGACGTTACAGACGCCGACGCAATCATTTCTGAGGAGTCTGCCGCTTGAAGCTCTTCAAACGTATGAAGGACGGTGGGCCAGAGTCGCGTGTACATGGCTACTTCCTCATCGAAGCAAAGAGCCTCTTCAGCATCGTGTTTCTACGCTTTGCTGATGGATCACGCGAGGCATACCACAGTCACGCATTCAACGCCCGGTCATGGGTGCTCAAAGGTTGTTTGATTGAGTACCCACGAGGCCAGTACGTAAATGTGTACATGCCTTCTCTGGCATGGATCAAGACGCCACGAGACATGTTCCACAAGGTAAAGAGTGTGGGAACGACGTGGGTGTTCTCGGTACGAGGCCCGTGGTCGAAGACGTGGAAAGAGTACCTGCCAGAGCAGGACAAGACAATCACCCTTACGCATGGAAGAGAGGTAGTCAATGGCGACGTCGATTAGATACGTTGCAGGGTTCATGTTCGATGTACTCGAAGCTGGAGTGAGCAACCGTGTTGCACTCATCAGGAAGAAGCGCCCAGAGTGGCAAGCGAGGAAGCTCAACGCTGTCGGCGGTCACGTCGAAGCGGGTGAGATAACAGTCGACGCTATGGTGCGCGAGTTCCGTGAGGAGACTGGGTACGAGACGAAGACAAGTGACTGGAAGCCGTTCTGCACCTTGGTTGGTGATGGTTTCTGCGTCTACTTCTTTGTCGCTACAGGCCCGTTGAAGCAGTTGCAGTCGCCGACTGACGAACCAATTCGCATTCACAACTGGCGCGAAGTCTCGCTCCTCAATCACGTCCCTAATCTCCAGTGGCTTTTGCCGATGGCGCATCTCGCAATGCAGGGTAAGCAGTCCGAGTGCGTGGTCGTGGAGATTGGCCCAAAAGAACCGAAGGAGTTCATCTGAGTACGAAAGAACAGAATGAAGCCCTAGAGGCAGCAGTCAAGAAAATCAAGAAGGATCTGGGGCTGAACTTCCAACGCCTCGGCGACAAGGTCGACCGGATCCTACCCAACATTCCAATCGGTGTCTTCGGTATCGATCATCATGTACTCGGCATTGGAGGCGTCCCAGACGGGCGCGTCGTCGAGATGATTGGCCCAGCCTCATCGGGCAAGACAACCACTAACCTGCACCTGATCGCCAGCGCCCAGAAGCTTGGCAAGAATGCAGCCTTCGTCGACGCAGAGCATGCACTGGACGTCACCTATGCCAATGCGCTGGGTGTAGACGTCGACAACCTCCTCGTCGGCCAGCCTGACTACGGTGAGCAAGCACTACAGGCCACTATCGATCTTATCCACAGTCGTGGTGTTGGGATCTGTGTGGTCGACTCAGTCGCTGCCCTTACACCGAAGGCAGAACTCGATGGCGAGATGGAAGATGCTCACGTTGGACTTCAGGCGCGCATGATGGCAAAGGCGCTGCGTAAGATCACAGCGGCTGCAAACCAGACCGGCACCATCGTCTGCTTCATCAACCAGATTCGCGAGAAGATCGGTGTGACGTTCGGATCCAATGAGACGACGCCGGGTGGCCGTGCGCTTCCATTCTTCGCATCCGTTCGCTTGGACGTTCGTCGTCTGGCACAGGTGAAGGAAGGCGACGTCAACGCTGGCAACAGGACGAAGATCAAGGCGATCAAGAACAAGGTTGCCAGTCCGTTCCGCGAGGTCGAAGAAGATCTCATGTTCGGCCATGGTCTGGACGACTTCGCAAGTCTCGCCCAGTACGCGATCAAGAGCAACGTCTGGAAGCAGAGCAGCAAGAACTATACCTTCGACGGCACCACGATTATGGGCAAGGCTGGCGTACGTCAGTTGCTGACCGATGATGTAGAAGCTTACAGGGCGACCAAGATTGCCACGCTCAAGGTGATGGGCAAGTCTGAGGACTACATCAAGGCGGCGATGGCGGCATGAAAGTTATCAACCTGATTGCTGGCCCGGGCGCAGGTAAGAGCACAACAGCGGCTGAGTTGTTTGTCCTGATGAAGAAGGCAGGATACAACGTCGAACTGGTGAACGAGTATGCGAAGGACATGGTCTGGGAAGAGCGCAGCAATGTGCTGTCCGACCAACTATACGTACTCGCCAAACAGAATCGAAGGTTGCAAAGACTTCAAGGCAAGGTGGACTGGGCTATATGTGACAGTCCACTTTTGCTGTGTGCTAACTACGCGTCATCCGACTACCACCGCGCTTTCTTCCCACTTGTAAAGCAGGTTTGGGAAAGCTACGACAACCTTCTGTTTTACCTCAAACGTGGCGACCGTCCCTACATGACAGTCGGACGTGGCCAGACAAAAGAGGAAGCCAAACGGATCGACACGGATCTTCTCTCTCTACTCATCGGGTGGAAGCTTCTGCCTCATAGTCATTTGCTGCCCACTGAAGAAGCGGCAGAGTACATCTACAACCACTACGTGAAAGGGAAGTCTTGAGTATCTTTACCAAACGAGTGGCGTTCAAGCCATTCGAATATCCAGATGTAGTCGCATTCAAAGACGCAATCAACCACAGCTTCTGGCTGGTCTCGGAGTGGAACTTCACTGCAGACTTGCAGGACTTCAATGTCAAGCTGGACGCGGTCGAGCGCAATGCCATCAAGAACACTCTGCTGGCCATCTCACAGATCGAGATCTCAGTGAAGCGATTCTGGACGAAGCTGGGCGACAGGTTCCCCAAGGCTGAGTTTGAGCAGGTGGGTGTGACGTTCGGCGAGAGCGAAGTACGCCACGCTGACGCCTACTCTCATCTCCTACAGGTGCTTGGCCTGAACGACGACTTCACCATGCTGCTCCAGAATCCTGTCATTCAGGGCCGGGTCGATTACCTGACCAAGTACCTCAAAGGTGCAGCCGACAGCAGCAACCAGAACTACGCACTCACGCTGACGCTCTTCTCTATGTTCATTGAGAACGTGTCGCTGTTCAGCCAGTTCGCAATCATCAAGTCATTCAACAAGCATCGCAATCTGCTGAAGGACATTGACAACGTCGTACAGGCCACGCAGAAGGAAGAGACAATTCATGCTCTCCTCGGCGCGACCATCGTCAAGTACATCAAGACCGAGAACCCTGAGTGGTTCAACGAGGACTTCTACAAGACGATCCACCGCGCCGCCAAGAAGGCATTCGAGGCTGAGTGCCAGATCATCGACTGGATCTTCGAGGCCGGTGAGCTTCCGTTCCTGCCCAAAGAAACTGTCAAGGAATTCATCAAGCAGCGCTTCAATGAGTCCATGGTGCTGATCGACGCGCCGTTGGTATTCGAGGTCGACAAGGACAAGCTGGAGACTCTGCGCTGGTTCGATGAAGAGCTTCAGACCGAAGTCAACAACGACTTCTTCAACAAGAAGAGTGTCGCCTACAGCAAGAAGATGCAGAGCTTCACTGCAGACGATTTGTTCTAAGGAGAACGTATTGAGCAAAGCAACACTGACAGTCACCGAGAACCCAGATGGCACCTTGTCCCTGAAGGCCGAGTACGATCCACCGATCAAAGCTGGCCAGCCACTAACAGAAGTCCAGAGCCTCATCCATGACGCAACTGCGTTCCTCGCTGCACAGTATGCCCCTGAGGATATGGAAGAAGCGCGAGTCGACGGCAAGGTTATCTACAGCAACAAAGGATAGGAGAGTTTTTGAGCAACACAGATTACGTCTGGCTTACAGAAATGAGCCAGCAATTCCTAGACCGGGACTACCTTTTACCCGGCCAGACGCTTGACGAGCGCGTAGACATCATCTGCTCAGAGGCAGAGCGTAGGCTGGGGATCTCCGGCTTCGCAGCGCGCTTCAAGGCAATCATTCAGAAGGGCTGGGTGTCCCTCTCTACACCCATCTGGGCTAACTTCGGCACTAACCGTGGTCTGCCCATATCGTGCTTTGGCTCGTACATGGGCGACACGATTGAATCAATCCTTCACACAGTCTCTGAAGTCGGAGCCATGACCAAGTATGGTGGCGGTACGTCGGCCTATTTTGGTGAGCTTCGTAAGCGTGGCGCACCGATCACTGACAACGGTGAGAGTTCAGGTGCAGTCCACTTCATGCGCCTGTTCGACAACCTGATCAACGTGGTCTCACAAGGTCGCACACGCCGTGGAAACTTCGCCGCGTACTTGCCGATCGATCACGGCGACATCATGGAGTTCCTGACAATCAGGAGCGAGGGAAGCCCGGTACAGGATCTCTCGTTTGGCGTCTCAGTACCAGACTACTGGCTGGCAGAGATGAAGGCCGGTGATGCTGAGAAGCGCAAGATCTGGGCCAAGGTGCTTGAGGTACGGGCCAACGTCGGCTACCCATACATCCTCTTCATCGACAACGCCAACAACGGCGCGCCTGATGTCTATCGCGACAAGGGCATGAAGATCACTCACTCGAATCTGTGCAGCGAGATTATGCTGCCAGACTCTGAGACCGAGTCGTTCGTCTGTGACCTGTCGAGCATGAACCTTTTGCATTATGACGCGTGGAAGAATACGGACGCTGTAGAGCTTCTGACCTTCTTTCTCGACGCAGTCATGTCGGAGTTCATCGAGAAGGCGGCTGGCATCAGGTTCCTTGAGCGCGCAGTGCTGTTCGCAAAGCGTCACCGTGCTCTCGGTATCGGTCAGCTTGGCTGGCACAGCTACCTGCAGAGCAAGATGATTCCGTTCGAATCCATGGAGGCTAAGTTCCTCAACGTGGAGATCGCTAAGACCATCAAGGAACAGGCATACGCTGCCTCTACTGACCTCGCACAGATCTTTGGGGAGCCTTACTATCTGAAGGGCTACGGACGCCGTAACACGACGCTATTGGCCATTGCGCCGACCAAGTCGTCTGCGTTCATTCTCGGTCAGGTCTCTGAGGGTATCGAGCCACACAAGGCGAACTACTACATCAAGGATCTCGCCAAGGGTAAGTTCACGATCAAGAACGTCCACTTGGAGGCGCTGCTTGAGTCCATGGGCAGGAACACACCTGAGGTCTGGGATAGCATTCTGTCCAAGAAGGGAAGCGTTCAGCATCTGGACTTCCTCAGTGATCATGAGAAGGCTGTCTTCAAGACGTTTGCCGAGATCTCGCCTAAGGAAGTGATCATTCAGGCCGGTGCGCGCCAGCGCTTCATCGATCAGGGCGTGTCTCTGAATCTGATGATCTCGCCGAAGGATCCGATCAAGGATGTCAATGCTCTGTTCCTTCTGGCGCACGAGCTTGGCGTCAAGAGTCTCTATTACCAGTACAGTGTCAATGCAGCGCAAGAGTTGAGCCGTTCACTTCTTGACTGCGCGTCCTGTAGTGCATAAATCACACGCGGTGTTTACAGGGCCAAAACCTTGTAGACACCGCTTTTACTTTGCATGAAAAACCAGCATAAAAACTATTGCATTCAGTCAAACAATTTGCTATAGTTACTTCAGGTCAGAGCAGTGCTGACCAACTCATGGAGGAACACCCACAGAATGTCGCCAGCAGCAATCGCGTCACAGCAGGAACTAGGAACCATCCTTCGCACGAAGGTTTTCTTGGGAGTCAAGCTTACCCCGTCCGAACAGGCCCAGTACGACAATTTCAAGAGCAAAGCCGATCAGCCTCTCACCGGCACGACCCCTACCCACATCTTTGTCGTTGACTCAGTAAGCACGACGCCCAACTCGACCGCAGCGAATGAGATCGCCAACAAGACCAAGGTCAGCAAGCGCCAGCAGATTCTGGACTACATCGCAAGCCACCCCGGCTGCATGGCAGAAGACGTACTGGCAGCATTCCCGGCATGGCGCTACTCAACCGTTACGGCGCGCATCTCTGAGATGGCCGACGCTGGTGAGATCGAGCGTGTAGGAACTGGAAGCACAGTGTACTCGGGATCCCCGGCTGCACGTTGGATGATTTCACGCGTAGGAGTGACTGCATAGCAATGCACCAACTCTGCCGCCAACATCACGACCAACTCTTCGAAGATTCTGAGCTAACCGGCATCGACGTCGCGCTCATCCTCAACAATCACCATGACGCGTCAGTCGGTCTCGTAAAGCGCGCAAACAGCGACATTGAAGCTGTCTATCAGGACGAAGGCAAGTTCGGATTCGGAATCGTCTCAGACGTTGCACACCGCAAGCCTCTGCCCAGTCTGGACGACTACGACGACGCACCTGAACACGTTCTTTCAGGCGAAGACGAAGGCAACGACGACGAGGACTACAAGTCTGAGTACGACCAATTCTTCGATGATGACGAGTCTGATGACTTTGGCAGCGAGGACGAAGGTTACGACGGAAGCAACACCGGCGACTTCTAACGATACAGACAGCAAATAACCGGTCGACGACCGAGGGGAGACTTACATGGCAGTGAGATTGAAGAAGGAAGCAAAGAGCATTCTGAAGCGCGTACTGGAACGCATGAAGTCCGCTCCGCAACTGATCGACATGGATAGCTGGGTTCGCGAAGGCAACTCGTGTGGCACTACAGCATGCATTGCTGGGAACATCAACGTCGAATGTGGGTTCCCGGTCGACTTCCAGACAAAGATGACCTATATGCGCGGGTCGTTGGACGACTTCCTGAAGACGGAAGATGCGCCCAAGTGGCCAGAGTCGACACAGCGTATTCCAAAGCGTGTCATGAAGAAGATCACTGATCCCGGGGATCTCGCATCGGCGCTGCTTGGACTGAAGTGGGAAGTGACTCGCAACCTGTTCTTCGTACATAACTGGCCACAGAGGTTCCGGTTCGCGTACGAGCAGCTTGAGACGCAGGTGAACAACGAGGAGCGGATCCACCTTATCACTGACTTCGCGAGGCCAAGCGACCGTGCCAAGTCTACTCGCAGTATCAACCACAAGCGCAGGGCCATGGGACTCATTGCAATCGAGCGCTTCGAACACTTCGTCGCCAAGGGTGAGTAGTGCTCTGGCCCGAATACAGGTGCCGCTCATGCGGTGATGCTAACGACCTGATCGAGACCGAGGCAGACGGTGTGCTCTGCCACCATTGCCGACTTACGAACGCATTCATTGCTGACGAAGAGGTCAATATCGAACGGCGCGAACCGGCGCTCAAGATGTCTGCCGACATGCAAATCATGGAACTCGAAAACCTGTTCCGACTAACTACGTAAAGGACAAAGTTGAACCCTGCAGAATTCGCCAAGTTTGTAGAAGACCTTATTGCAAAGCACGAGGGCAGACGGTCTTCAATGTATCTCGACTCCAAGGGCATTCCCACTATCGGCATCGGCTTCAATCTCAAGGCTGATGGCGCGCAGCAGAAGATCGAAGCACTGGGCCTTACATACAAGTGGGTACTCAGTGGTCACCTTCCACTCAACGACGCACAAATCGACACGTTGTTCCAAGCCAGTCTGGCCGACGCAATCAAAGGTGCTCGTGGCGCTGTTTCGAACTTTGACCATCTCCCAGATCCTGTGCGCGCTGCCGTGATCGACATGGTCTTCAACATGGGTGCTACCAAGTTCGCTGGTTTCTACAAGGCGATTGCTGCCCTCCAAGCAGAGAACTACAACGTGGCCGCTGCCCAGTTCACCAACAGTGCATGGTTCCGTGAGGTCAAGACTCGTGCCTTTGACGTTGTCCGCTTGATCAAGGAAGGCGCAAGTGTGCAGCGCGACTACCCAGAAAGGACTCAGGATCTACTGTGACTGGTTGCCTTCTTATCATCTCTGCCATTGTCGGGCTGGTATTGTCCAACCGCTTGATTGAACGCATCGAGAGACGGCTACAGCAGCGCGCCGATCTCAAGGTGCTTCGACGCAACGGGTACTGCACAATCCACCTCCTGCAAATGGACTTCGGATACTACAACGAGTGCAAGACCTGTGCGCTACAACGTATGGCTGATAGGAATAACCAGCTACAACGTCGTCTGGAGCAGCGTGAATCAGCATTGCAACGTGTCAAGAAGGTGAGGAACCGTGCTGGCAATTTATGAGTGTCCTGAGGGCCACGAGACCGAACGGGTGATCAATAGGCCCGATGTTGATCCTGAAGACATCGTGCTATGTAGTCACCCCGAGTGCAACGAAGCCGCTGAACTGATCGAGGAGTAAGTGAACCGCTAATGATTGATTCGCCCTTACCCCGACTCATCCCCGAGCAGGTTAGTAGAAATCACGAAGACTATTGGCGTTACCGCGTTACATCAGCACTAGAGAAGGCAGCTAAGGCTGAGATCTGCCCGAGGGTCTACTTGCAATATGCTGCAGCATTCATGGTCTGGTGGTACTTCGACGACAAGCCAGCACTACTCTACGAAGAAAAATCCGAAACCAAGAAAGAGAAGGAACATGCTTGAAGATATCGTTCTTGTTGATGAGACTGGTTGCTCTCAGTCATTCGATGAAAATTACGTCGACGCTCTTCGTGCTGCGATGGAGTCCCTGCGTAGCCCTCATGGTTCGCTACGTGTAGCTCTATGGCAGAACGGTGAAGTGCTCCACTCAACTGAAGAGTTGATGTACGTCGAGCGTAGTCTTGGAATCAAGTTCACTGATGAAGAGATCGTTGAAGAAGCGCAACATGCAGCCAAGATCTTTGTTCACCGGTATGACGCACCGCTCAAGCGCGATACACGCTCAACCTTCCTAGAAGGAACGCTGGCATTTGCTTAGGCACAGAGCCGTAGCAGTTGCTGTGTTAGGGATCGCGTCAATCTACAGCACACACTTTGTAGGTCATCGCATGGCGAATGGGAATCGTTACAACCCATCTGCCCATAGCGTAGCGAGTCGGCGTTATGCGCTTGGCACTTGCATCCAGATCGACAACACCATCAATCATCAGCGCACGTATGCAGTGATCACTGATCGAGGCCCGTTCATCCATGGGCGTGTGCTCGACATGACTCCTGCGGTCGCCCGGGATCTCGGCATCCATGGTCTTGGCGTCGTGAGCTATCAACCAACCAGAAAGGATTACTGCCGTTCCACAGCTAACTGAAACCACAATGAAGATCGTTCTTGGGTCGCTACCTGAGATCGTTCTACAACAGATGAAAGAAGATGACGTCGTACTGGCCGGTGGCGCGATACGAAGCATAGTCACTGGTGAGCAGATTCGAGACATCGATATCTTCTGCCACTCTGAGGAGCAAGCTGCGCGACTTGCCCTAGATGCCAGTCATGGGAGTCTGATCAAGAAGACTTTCCTCTCCTTCACAATCAATCTCAACGGACTCATCGTCCAGTACGTCTACTACAAGCCATTCATCGACGGTCTCGATCTGATCAAGTCTTTCGACTACCTCATGAGTTGCGCGGAGATCCACTGGGACAAGGCGACTGAGAGCTTCGTCGGTCTTTGCCTCGAAGGCTTCTACACCGACTGCGCGACCAAGACGCTCACCTTCAGGAAGGCCGAGAAGGATCGTGGCACCTTGTGTCCTTTGCGCCGTGCGCTGAAGTTCACGTCAAGAGGCTGGGCAATTAGCGACTGCGACCTTGGTGACATCCTTCACCACTACAAGCCTGAGATCGATCCTTACGAAGCTGCCAGCGCCTGTGCGCCAGCCTATGGGCAATAGACGATGGCATACGAGTACGTGAAGCAACACTACGGCGTCAACCCAGTCCCGGGACAGCGTGTCATCGGCCCCAATGGAAAGATGTCTGGCATCATCGCCCGTCGACGAAGTTACGACCACTACGTCTACGTGAAGTTCGATGGCACCAAGCACTCCGTCCCTTGCCACCCGCTCGATCTCACATACCTCTAACAGAAAGCATTCAGTGACCACACAAATCAAAGCAGAACTCAACCTCGCCTCGCGCAACAGTGCGACCGGCGACATGATCTACACCTTCGTCCTGACATATCCCCGACCGCTGCTGGGTGAGGTTCTTACGCACCGGGTTGCCTCGCGCAACACGTCTAGCACTCGGGCCATACCGACGTCCAAGATGATCAAGGCCGTGATCGAGGATCCATACATTCCGATCTTCATCGGCCAGAATCAGAAGGGTATGAACCCGGGGGCAGAGCTTGACGGATGGCGTCGTAAGACTGCATTAGCGCTCATTAGGGGCTTCCGTTACGCGCCGGTGGCCCTTGCCTACCTCTTGACCAAGCTGGGCGTCCACAAGGGCATTGCTGGGCGTTATCTGGAGCCGTACTCGTGGGTGCGTCAGGTCTTCAGCGTGACTGAAGTCGAGAACCTTCTGCTCCTCAGGAATCACTCTGACGCCGAGCCTCACTTCCGTGAACTGGCAAAGCAGATGGAGCGTGAGATCCGCATTGCAAAAGGGACGCTGGCCACCATGGACGGCTTCGATATGCATGCCCGTCTCGGCTACGGCGGCAAGTGGAAGTATCAGATCCTGAAGCCGGGAGAGTGGCATCTGCCCTTCCTGACCAGCGATGAAGTCGATAAGCTGTCACTGCATCAGGCACGGTCGGTCTCGGCGGCACGTTGCGCCCGTACCTCGTACACACTGGTGGGATCTGACAAGCTGTCCAAGTACGAGGATGACTTCGCCCTGTGCCAGCGCCTGTCTCAGTCCGCGCCGATCCATGCTTCGCCGTTTGAGCATCAGGCCGAGGCCATGGTCGACTCCGACTACATCGGGAACTTCCGTGGCTGGAAGCAGTATCGCAAGTACTTCAGGCACGAGTCTGGTGGGGATCCCCAGCGCTAAACCCATCTCCCAACATTTGCCCCGGCTTCGGCTGGGGCTTTTGTGCGTCAGAAAGAAAATTATAGAAACAAGCATAAAAACTATTGACACGATCCGAATCCCTCTGTAACTTAGAAAATGTAAAGGAGATTACGAGATGACGATCACACCGATGGAGAAGAAGGTTCTGGTAGCGCTGTTCAAGAGCAGCAAGGGCAACGGCCACGACTTCGGCTTGGTGCAGGAGTGCCGTGGGGCGGTCGAACACCCGAGACAACTAGCAGGTGTGATGTCGTCACTCGCACAGAAGGGCATCGTCATAGTCCATGGCGACGTAACCACAGATTCAGGAACTTGGACGCAGACAACTTGGGCCGTCGATGTTGAGGCAGTCGAGGCGTTGATCAAGTAAACGCAGGATTGAGTACACTATTTCTAAGGGGATAAGGCAATGAACCAGAGCATTCAGGTCGGCACATTCAAGGTTTCTGAGAAGGCAATCTTCCGCAACGCCAGCTACGAGTGCGCTGCATGGTGGCAGGACGTCGAGGTCGAGGCCGGTGAGTACCCGGTGTATGTGTCCTTCAGCGACAAGCACCCTGAATGGTTCTCCGTCTCTCTGCCCGGGGTTGTGGTCGAGGATAACTTCATCGCTCTCTGGGGCGGTATGCCCATCAGCAAGTACGACACCAAGCAGAACGCCGGTAAGGCTGCTACCCACTCTCTGCAGAACCGCTGCTACAACGTCTTCAAGTCGGTAGCTATGGGCGACTCAGCATGGAAGATCGATCTGGATATCCTTCGCCAGCTTGGCGTCAACCTTGCCGTCTGCTCAAACCCTGAGTGTGGCACCGCTATCACAGCCTACAAAGCTGAACGCCTCTTCTGCCCTAGCTGCTCTGTGGCGCGGAACAAGGTTGTCAAGGCCGAAGTCAATCGCCGCCATGGCTGGTTGCTCGATGCTGTTCACTATGTTCGTCCTACGGAGTTCGCCGGGATCCTCGACGACCAGATCGCTCGTTACTTGGACGGCGGTCGTAAGGATTCATTCGAACGGGCCGAGATCGTGAAGAACATCGTCGCCCTGCGTAAGCTTGGCCCAGCCGGTCGCAAGAAGCTCTACGGTCGCTACAGCCCACGTTGGAAGAATGTAGCGTAAACCTTCGTCAGTCCCTCTCGCATTCGCCTCGGCTTTGACCGGGGCGTTTGTGTTTGTGCAGACATGCAGACAAGAAAGAAAATTAGCGTAACAAGCAAAATAATTGTTGACTTCTGCCACATGGTTCCGTAGAGTAATGGATGTAAGCCAGTGAGGGACACCAAGTGAAATACCGTGACATCATCAAGCTCTTGGAGGAGGATGGATGGCAGTTAGAACGCACGAAGGGAAGTCATCGGGTCTACAAGCATGTGACCAAGTCGGGCATCGTCGTAGTGGCCGCGCACAAGCTAAGTTCGGACGTGCCACCCGGGACGGCAAACAGTATCATGAAGCAAGCGGGGTTACGGTAATGGCGAACTACACGGCAGTATTCGAGCAAGCTGCGGATGGAAGTTGGGGCGGGTACGTTCCAGACCTTCCGGTGGTCGTGGCCAGCGGTGAGACTCTGGAAGAGGCCCAGCAGAACATGCGTGAGGGAATCGAGATCTGGATCGAGGAAGCCAAGCGGAGCGGTGAGCCGATCCCAGCAGCTAAGTCTCAAGCATCAGTGATCGAGGTGGCGGCATGAAGACAACCATGGTCGAAGCTGTACACGATGGGCAGGGTGTCAACGGTAGCGGCGGTTGCCAAACGCGCTGGGCGAACAAGGGCTTCTGCAGTGGCGTGACGACCGCCGACTGGCTCAACTCTCTTGGCCCAGACGGAGATACCTACCTCGTGGTAGACGGCAAGACGGTCACCAACGGCGACGTTCGCGAGAACTGGTTACGAGGCAGCGATCACATCAGGATCTCAAAGCAGATGAAGGTAGCGGCGTAGCCATGGGGTACATGACTTGTATGTCGCCCTGCGTCCTCTGTGGTAAGGTCTTCAACTACAACCCTGATCTGGTACCTTCTCTTCGCATCGACGGCACGAGACAACCTGTTTGTGAGCCGTGCGTCACTAAGGCTAACGCTGAACGTAAAGAAAAGGGACTGAACTTGTTCACCGTATTGCCGGGAGCTTACGAGGGAGAAGAAGTCGGCTAGATTCCACACAAAACATAACCGCAAATTAGCCCCTTAGGAGATCAATCCTAAGGGGCATTTTCTTGCCTGAAATCAGCCGCGCGCCGACAGGACACCTACAACAAAGCAACCGAAGACGGCAGCGAGGCCATATCCAATGATGAGGATGGCCTTTGTCTTCCCCTGTGGCAGTTGGTTGGAGTGCCTCTTCTTGTACAGAGTTATCCCGATGGTATTGGCAATGATCAACGTGACCATGCACACATTGACCCAGAAAGCGTGATGCGCTACGAAGTTCGCTAAAGTGACCATAGACTCTCCTTATACGCCGCCACAAACTGCGATATGACCGATCAGCCAGACGCCTGAGATTATACCGAAGACCGGGCCACATACCAGCCCTGTAACCCAACCAGCCATACAGACTATGGTGACCATGAATGTGAACGTACCGAACGCCGCTTGCATCCTGTTATCGCTCTCACAGGTATACGGCTTGTGAGGTGGTGCGCCACCTTCTGGAGTAATCGTCATGAAAGGACGAAAGGCGTACATCGCTTTCTGGAGATGTGGCTTCATCTGCGGACGATGAACCTTGTTGATGACGCGGGGATATGAGGGAGTGCGAGTTCCCTTGTATGCAATAGGAGTGGGTTCGCCGTTACCTGAGAGGTAGCCTGCCTTCGCATAATAACCAGCAGCGGAGGAATCTAGCATCGAGGAAAGGCCATACTGTTGCACGGTTGCAAGACCTGAAGCAATCGAGTCGGGATCAGTCGGGAGCCGATTGAAGATGTCCTGCATATCTGACACCTGAAGATCAGGGCAGAACCGTTGTATGTTGGCCGTGACCCCTGCTACATCGACTTGGCTTGGGTTGAGTTGACCCGGTGAGAGCCATAAGGCTGTTTGGTTGAAGGCGGCATCAACTCCGGTATCCCTGCAATGCTGTGCGAGGGTTGAGTTCGCCCATGCGAGTCCGTAGAAGTCACCGGCCCCTGCAGAGTTGTAGTACATGTTGGCCGCAGCAATTGCGTTGTTATCGACACAAGCATTGAGGAGGCCGGGGTCAACATCTTGGGCAAATAGCTTGCGGGAGGTAGACCCGCCAGCAGTCGCAAGACAGGCTGCAGTAGCACCTGCCGATGTAAGGAACGATCTACGATTCATGAGAGTTGGTGCCCTTCTGTAAAGCTCAATTTAGAAGCGCGGCCCGTGAGATGGCAGCGAGTATCCCATACCGTTCTTGATTCCTACAAGTGCATTCTTTTGCAATGACATGCGAATACTACTTGTGTCCCATAAGTTAATTAAAATCAGTAAGATACAGAAATCACACCGGACACGCCTATTTCACTCGGGCGTAGCAGTTCCCAAGCCTTCACTCTCAGAGAACTTTATTTTCAGGAGATCCCAGTGTGTCGCCATGGGGGCGGGGCGGGGGTGTTTGTGGTGGGCAGTGAGGGATTCGAACCCCCGACCTAGTGCTTGTAAGGCACCCGCTCTAACCAACTGAGCTAACCGCCCGTTTACTTCCTTATTGTGCCGTTTTGTGCCACACAATTTTTGTATCTTACTGCAAATTAAGGCGGTTCCAGCCACAGAAATTCTGCTTGTAAGGCAGTTCGATTCGTGGTGCATAGCGTATTTACTGGGGTTTTTGAGTGCTATAAGTGCTCTAAGTACCCCATTGTGCTCCTTATTGTGCCACTGTTGTGCCACGATTTAGGCAACAGAAAAGGCCACCCGAAGGTGACCCTCTGCTACAGATCTGGTTGCTCTATTTCACTCGGGTGAGTTTGGCTTTAGGCTTCGCAGCAAACACCATCTCTTCATAGTCGTTGACTGCCTTCTTCACGTTCTCTGGCACGATCTGTGTGTAGATCTCGGACGTCGACTTGGGCGATGCATGCCGAGCCATACCCTGAGCCGAAGCCAGTGAGGATCCTTGCTCCTGTACCAGCGTAATGGCCGTCCTACGGGTCGCCCTGAAGTTGACCTTGAATGGGATACCCAGAGAGTCAGCAATCGGTTGTAGGCGCTTCTGGAGCCACGTAGGTGGGTACATAGGCGCGCCTTTCTTCGACCGGCCATTCTTGTTCGTGCTGGGGAACATCAGAGCGTCAGGACTCGTGTCTTTGCACTCCTTCTGCCACTGGAGGATTGCCGCCAGCGTCTTCTTGCTGATATGCACCCGGGCCTTGCTGGCGTCGTTCTTGGTGCGCTTGTAGCGCTTGCCTCGGTACGCGATCTGGTCGATCAGGAACCAGCCGGTGCCGGTCGCTTCATCGTGGTGGAAGTTGCCCCATGGAAGACCGAACGCCTCACTGGTACGTAGGGCGCAGAAGGTGGCCACCATGAACACTGCCTTGTCCCGGGCGTCGGTGACCTTGGCGATGATCTGCATGAGCCATTCAGACGTCAGGACGGGCCGCTCTGGTAGGCGCGCTCCAGCCGGGATCTTGGTCTTCGCGGCGGGGTTCTTTACTGCGTAGTCCTGCTCGACAGCCTCTTCGAAGACTTCGACCATCTTGGTGCGTACGTGGGTCAGTGTGCTCTTGCTGTACTTTTCCTCAAGAGAGTTGAGAAGACTCTGCACCAGAACCTTGTCGATGTCGCTGATGGCATACTTGCCGAACCGGGGCAGGACGAAGCTGTCCATGATGTATGCGAAGCTGTCGCGCTGGGCTTGGCTCCAATGAGACTTCATGATCAGGAAGCGCTCACGGTAGAAGTTCTCAAGTGTGGTGGATCCACGCATGGAGGCAGTCGGCGCAGACTTCGGCAACTGGTGAAGACGTTCTCCGATGATCTCTGCCCTCTTCTTCAGGGCTTCGCGCTTGCTCATCTTGGAGACGAGGCCGAGCGAGATGCGTGGCTGGGTGGACTTCCCAGTTATGTCGTCATAGACACGGATCCGCGTGAAGTACTCAGCCTTCGCGCCCTTGCCCTTGATCTGGAGCGATCCTTCTTGGAATCGTGCTCTGGTCATAATGTTTCACTATACCGCTCAAACAATGATGAATGCAACAAGCAAAATGCTGCCTATGCCGTCTTGCGAGGCCGGTTCTCCAAGTGGTCTTCGATGAACTTCATGATGTCGGCTTTGCGGTACCGGCGCGTCGACCGTGTTCCTTCGTCACCCCACTTCACTGAAGGGATGAATGGCTTGACGCGTGTCGAGTGATTCTTCACGAAGCTGATGCTGACGCCTAGCATGGTAGCGACTTCATCCATGGTCAGTAGATGGTCGTCTGGTTTGGGGGTTGGGGTTGTGGGTTGGACGAGTTCAAGCTTTGACAAAATGGCTCCTAAACGGGAAAAGAAGCCCACCATCCGTGTGAGGGACGATGGGCGAGATATGAAATTAGAGTTGGGTACCGCAGATCCCTACGACGAGGGGCTGGTTCCAAAGTTCTTCAGGGGAGAGGTTGCCGTGGGCGTTGTGATTCAATTGCACACCTGCAGCCGTCCAGACTATCTCCATCAAGCCAGAGCAGAATGCAGAGTCGTCGCTTGACGTAGGCTTCACAAAGGGCAGCACGGCCTGTGCGCCGATCTGGAGCAACTGGTTGGTGTCGTAGCCGCCATCGAGCTTCAAGATGCCGACGTTGAGTGCCTTCTTGAACTGCTCATAGCTGGCCGTGGGGATGCGCGCAAGGATGGCCGTACCCTTGTAGTGGTTCATGTAATGATCGAGGCTACCTATGCGAATGCCAGCCTCATGCACTGCTTCGAGGCAAAGTACAGCCTTGGTGTTCTGCTCAGTGAAGAGCATGCCTACGTGGCTCCATGGCGATCCTGTGCGCTTCTCAATCAGGTGCGAGATCAGGTAGTCGCCACCGAGGAAGAGCATGTCACCGTCCTTGATCTGGGCAACAAACTCTTCCTTGGTGAGCAACGGCAACCCACTACTCACGACGTCTGCGATGTGAGTTGCCATGGACTAAGCAGCCTTCACAGTCTGGACGCCAGCGGCGACGATTGCAGCATCGAGTTCAGCAGCCGGTACCATGTTGAGGGCATCGACAACGACCTGAACCCACGCGTTGACGGTCGTAGCGTTGACAGTGACGCCAGCGTTGGACAGCAGCGCGGTGACAGCCGGGGAGGCGACAGCGACAGCTTCAGCGAACTTCTGCTGGCCGGTGCCGGGAGTGGCTGCATACTTCTGCTCTGTCTGAACGACGATGCCGATGATGGTCTGAATGACTGCTGCAGCCGGTGCATTGCCAGACACTGCCAGTACAGGCACAGCGACGGTCGCAGCACGAATTGCGATGGGCAGGATCTTCTCCAGACCATGCTCAGTTACAGTGCCGACCTTCTTCAAAAATGATTCGAACTTGTTTGCCAAGATTATTTCTCCTGAGTAGGGTTTTCGGTTTCCACCTGTTCTGGCTTCGGATCGAGCAGGGCAGCGTGGGGAACGGTGAGGTTGTATCGACGTTCAAAGATCGTGTCGACGGTGTTGGTGATCTGCCTCGTGTACCGGTAAAAGAACGCGTACACGCCGTCTTCACTCTTGGGTGGATTCATAGAGATGACGAGGGCGTTGACGTTCAGAAGGGCGATGTAGGCTACGAGCACCGCGTCCATTGGGTTGAGAATCACTTGCGATTACTTCCTTTGGCAGCTTCAACCGCAGCCTTGTACTGTGGATCGGTGGTGATGCGGTCGTGGTGATACTGCTTGATGAGTTCGGCGAACGTGCCTCCTCGGTACGTCCGGTCTGTCTGAGTCATTGCTGGTTACTTCTCTTTCGTTTGGAAAAGTTCAAGGACGGTGTCGAACACATGCAGAGCCTGTGCGCGCAACTCTGCAAGGCCATCAGCACCTGCAGAGATGTAGTAGTCGAAGTCATAGCCGTCCAAGCTGGTCTCCGATGAGTGCATTGCTGCATCACCTTCAAGACCGGCGAAGTCACGACGTTCAACCTTCACGGTGTAGCCATTGGTATCTGCCCATGCGTACTCGTTAGGGAATCGCATGTCGTCGATCAGCGCGATATCAACGCAACTGTCGGCGATGGACGTGTGCAGCTTCTTGACCCAATACTGTGGATCTTGTGCGCGCCGATACTCAGTTCCCCAGTACTGCTGGAGGGCGCGTTGCTTGCCCCATGGGTTGAGCTTGTCGACCTTGGCGTTCTCGTCGTAGGTGACCCCAAACTTGGAGCAAAGCTCCTGCAAGGCCAACTGTGGCGTCACACCTGTCTTCTCGATCAGATCGAGCACAGCGCCATGGATCTCGTCGCGGAGCGCCGTAGCGAAGCTGAAGATACCGATGTGGCCACTGAAGGTCGAGCGGGAGCGCCGAATGGTCTCAGCGCTTTCCCCCTTGCCCGACTGTGCCTTGTAACCGAATGCAATGATGAGTGGTGTCTTGGGGCTGGGTTGCATTATTTGCGAATCCGCTCCAGTATGTTGCTGGCTGTATAGCTTGTCATGCCTTGTAGATCTTGCCTCCATAGGCGATCTCGTTCCCGCTCGTGATGATTGGGTAGAGATTGAAGTTTCCGTTGCGTGTGTACTCGATGAGCGTGAAGCCATTCACCCAGCCAGACGGCTTGTTACGCATGTAGTACGGGTTGCAATCCCCAGCAATGGGGCTGCACCATGCACTCCACTTCTGTGTCTGGTTATGTGGGAGCACCTTGGTCGCGCTCTGAGGGCTGTGGAAGTGTCCGTACAGGACGTTGGTGCAGAAGACTTCCAGCGCCTTCTTAGCGTGTTGTGCGCCGGTCAGCGTCTCACCATGGAGATAGGTAAGCTTGCCGTACGTGTAGGACTTGCCACACTCAACAACTTCCCAACCACGCTCCTCCAGCTTGAGGCTGATGTCGCGCTCGATCTTGCCTTCGAGTTCAGGGAACTCTTCGACGTACTGGGTCTCCCAGTGATCGTGGTTTCCCTTGATCCAGATCTTCTTACCGTCGCCAATCAACTGCTCAACTGGGCGCAGGAATTCCTTGTCGAACGACGTCTCTTCTGCGTAGTAGGAACCACGCGGCTTGAGAAGGTTCTTACCCTTGTTGTGGTGGCTGATGACGGAGTTGTCGAACTGATCGCCGAGGAAGACGAACCCGTCGAACTGAATGTCTCCAAGGAGACTCAGGATGAGCTTGATGGTGGGTTTATGGACGTAAGGCCAGTGGATGTCAGATACTGCAATGAAGCGCTTTACAGCGTTGTTGCTTAGATGCGACTGCCCAAGGGTCTCCTCCCGTCCATGTTTTTCTGTTACGTCGAGAGACGCCCTGAAGCGGCGAATAGTCTTCTCATCGACAGCTAGATCACGCGCAATGGCACGGTTTGAAGCGCCATAACGCAAGCTTGCAAGGATCACAGACTTCTGTTCGTCTGTAAGCCGAGGTCGCACTGTTTTCAAAATGCAATCTCCACGTTTCCGGTAGGCAACGAGGACTATGTGTAATGTACAACACAGTCCGCGCTGAAGTCAATAGTTTTTATGCTGGTTTTTAGCGCTGGCAAAACGGGTCGTCTGGTTCGCCCTTGACCCCATCCAATCGATTCAACTGTCGTTCGATTGAGGCGATCTTTTCGCCCAGCACACCCAAGGCAGTAAGGATCTTGGGCAGATCGTCGAGCTTCTTCATTGCCTCACTGAGCGAAGCAATACTCTGTCCCTGCAAAGCAATCGTCGTATCGTGAGCCTGAATCTTCGCAGAGAGCTTGTCTGCCCTCTTCTCAAGATCAAGGACTTTCGTCTTGATGATCGCTTTCTCCTCAATACGGTTGGACAAATACTTGAGCAGCCCACCGCCGAACAAGAAGCCAAGGACAGACACTGCGATTGCAGTGATTTGAAGCGCTGGGATGGCCATTAGAAAATACCTCAGAGTCACGGAGTCCCGTGTAGTGTTGTGAAGCACAAAGGGCGACCCACCGCTGTTTTGGTGAAGATCGCCCAGTGCTCGTGTTTCGTTGTCGTTTAGTAGGTCGACACTGCGTAGGTTGTAGTCGGATCGAACGGTGCCGTAGCATACGCGCATTCCTGCACCTTGATCGTGTTGGCCGCTGATACGGTCGCTTTCACGATGCTGAATGCATTGCCGTCGCTACCGTCAGCAGTGGATACAGCCACAGCGTGTCCTACTGTTGCGCCGGTTACCGTCACAGTGTTGCTCCAACAAATGCCTCCCTCGATTCCCGATGATGGGGAAGTGAGAGTCACCGTACCGCCAAGTGGGGTACCGCCACCGCTCGATGGGCAATTGGTTCCGGTTGACTGACATACAGCGTTGCCACCGATGGTCAGAGATCCGACGTGCAGTGCGCCATCAGATGCGCCCTTGGTTGAGCCGATTGATACATCATTCGCGCCTGTTCTCGCTATGTGTGTATCACCTGTCTCTGTGGTTTGCGATGGTAGGAACGAGATATCGCCACTTGCCTCGACCCTGTACTGTCCCGCACCGATGAAGCTGTTGTAGGCGTGGGTCGGAAGCACAACATTGGTGGTGTGAGATCCGTCTACAGTAATCGTGCCACCTGAACCGCAGGTGCCTTCGTTGATGTAGTTTCCTGCTCCGTCAGGGAGCAAAGCAGCAATCGTAGTCCCTGAAGGGTATCCGATTTGTGCCGCCGTCGTGCTGCAGCTTATTGTGATCGAGTTGCCGCCGCCGAGAGTGCCCTGATTGAAGACGCCCAAAGTATCCGCTGATATTGGCCCCATGATTCCAAGAGGGCTAATAGCAGCAAAGACAAACTGATAGTTATGGCCGCTGCCTGTACCACTCCATGTAGCTGACCCCAAAAACACCGGAGGCGCAAGACTCACGCTCAAAGCAGGAGTACGAGAGGCTACGTTGGCATTGAGATAACCTGCATCCCAACGACCATCGAAGTTGTAGTCGGCAGTGTCTCCCGCTCTCGGATGGCAAGCACCTACGCCAAGCACATTCGAAGCAGAGAACAACGGATTGCAAATATGAATAATCTGCGTTGGCCCGTTGTCATTCACAAAGGTCACACCGTTGTCATGCTTGATCTGTAGGCCAGTATGGAAACTAGGTGTCGTTCCAAATCCTGACGTTGAACCAAAGCTGATGTTGCCGTTCTGGAACACAAAGTTAGGCACATTGTAGGTGATGGTTCTCGTGCCGTTGTTGTAGTCGATGCTGTCGTAGGCCGCGATGTTGGAAGCCGTGAAGCCTTTCCAGATGTGATAGCTCTGCGCCACTCCAAAGTTGCAGGGGGAAAGAGCATCCACATAGAAGGATCCACCACTGACGCACCTTACGGCCATCACGGAATCAGTTGGAGCATCTGATGTCCAGATGGAATTCTTCATCATGCCGCCCAACTCGAAACCATCTGGAGGCAGTTCGTAGGCAACGCCGGGAGATGGGCCATTGGGGCTGTAGTAGTGCGAGGAAGGTGTTCTGTTGACGATACCGCTAAGGGTATTGCCCACAGGTTCAGAACCCGCCCAGTCTCCAGCAAAGAGCAAAGCATGTCTGAGACTGAAGTTGTTGCTCTGCCCACCGTAGATAGTACCGAGCGTCACATTTGACCCTGCGTACTGATTCCACCAGCCACTGATTTCGAGCGTGTCGCCGTTCGCCCAGTTCGCTGGATTGACGGCCTCAGTCATTACGTAGTTGCCGCTGGCTGAAGGCTCACCAGTATTCGGATCGATGGCTGCGCTTGGGTCAATTACTTTGAAGCTGACCGTAGCAGGATAAAGGTGATACGGGTTGGCGTAGCTGCTTTGCATTGTTGCAGTGAGTGAACCACTGCATCCTGCGCCGGGATTGGTTATGGTGATGACGGGAAGGATCTGAGAAGCACTTGGACGGGCATAGCTCGTCACGCTTGCTACCGGCTGAGTTGTGCAGCCCCCGCCACTGAAGGTGATCGTAGGATAGGCAAGCGTCGTCTGTCCTACGAAATTTCCTCTGTAGTTGGAGTAGTTGGCATCACCATTGATCGCTAATCCATTAAGCTGCCCTCCACCCACTGAGGGTGTAAGCGTCCCTGCCACTAACGGGGTGGTGTTGGTGTAAGCCGCTGTATGAAGGACGGCATCGGCACTTGCATGCATGTTCGTGTAGACGATGAAGTTTCCGCTGATCGTACCCATCACGTAGTAAGCGTTATGGAGTGTCGTGGTCTGACTTGCAAGATCGTTGGCCGGTACAGTGCCGGGAGCCTTCTCGTCGGCGCTCATCGCGATAGCGTAACCACAAGCTCCACCCTGAGACACCATATCGTTCGTGCCATGCTGATATCGAGCGTACTGTAGGGTCAGCGTGTTAGTGGAGGTATTGACTGCTGAGATATAGGTCTGTTCGTAGTTTGCTGCCACAGATCCAATACAAACCGGAATCGTGCTACTTGCAGTGAAGCCGGTTGCGTTTGTAACTGTCACAGTGGCGCTCGACAAACCACCTGAACCATTCTTGGCAGTGAGGATACCAGCACTTAGATTGCTAGGCACAATCGAAGAAGTGGTATAGCTTACTGTCGAATTACCCAGGAGGGTAGCGATGTTGATGCCAGTGTCTGGCGTCACCTGTGCAAAGCGATTGTCGGCTGCATACGCACGAATGTCAGTAATGTTTCCAGTCTGCGAAGGATTTAAGTCTTTCGACAGATTGATGACAGGCAGTCCCTCAGAAGGTAGACCATTGTAAGAGCCTGTGTTTGTTCCACGAAACACGTAGTTACCATAGGAGTCGGATGCAATCGAAGTGATGGACATTCCGAAGCGGCTAGGATTGTGAATTAGGTTGGCGCGAAAGAACTTCAAACCTTCGTCGTCACCATCGCTCACACCTGTCGCTACACCTTGCTGCGTGTTCATCATCGTGTCGCCGACGCCGAGATTCTTCACAAGAGAAGCGAAGTATCCACCACCCTGTCCCTCGGTTTGCTTGAGAGAGTTCAGCGTTAGGATGGCGTGGTTTGGCTTCTCAAAGGCTGTCGATTCTCCACCTGAATACTGATTGCTGTAGTTCTTGCCACCGCTTGGGATGTAGAGGTTCAGCATCGTGTGGGTGATATCGTCGTTGCTCATGTACCGCTTCGAGGACGACGAGTTGTAGATGTTCGTGTGCTGATGCGGATACGTTTGAGTATCTGTTCCCGGTGTGACGTAGTTGAGACGGAACGCCTGTATAGCACCGGGGTTCAGAAGGTCGAGGTTGTTAGGGCCACCGTGCGTGATTCCAGCCGCTAAACCACCGCTACCATTGTTGAGTTGATCCTGAAAGATTGTACCGGCAGGATTCGCACCGGACGGCAGTGTCTGGCGAATGTCGAGCACGGTAACTGAGTGAGGGTTCGAATAGGTTTCACCCGGATGCTGGGCGTAGGGAACCAACACACTACTCGTCGTGCCAGCGACGTTCACGCACTGCTGCAGACTTGCGTAATGGTTATCACAAATGACCAGATGATTGATCTGCGGTGTATCGATACCGCCAGCAGGGGCCACCTGTTTCGCCTGTCCAAATGACATAGGCAGGAGTGCGAACATCACCAGCAAAAAGCTGGCAATGTATTTCATAAGTTTCATTGTGATCCTTTTACTGATTAGCGATTGGGATGTTCGACAGGAGATAGTTCGTGCCGTCGTAGTGGAAGACGAAGAGCGCAGATGTGTTGGGTGTGGCTCCAGATGGGAGCAGCGCACCGCCGAGCACGTTCGATGCCCAGCCCGAGATCTGGTGACCACCTACGCTGTCTTGGACGACGATGAGCTTGCAGTCCTGCCCAGCTACAGCGCCGGTCAAGGTGATGCTCACGTCAGTTGTAACGACGACGCGTTGCGTGGCGTTCAAGGTAGAGAAGTCCACTGTCAAGCTGCTAGTAAAGGGCAAGTTGTTGAGGGACGGAGGGACGACCGTGTCGCCACCACCTACACCACCAACTGCTAGCACTCCCCATGTGTTTGGGTTGATGTCTGGTTGTACTGCGCTGTTGGGGCCGAGCGCGATGTAGGAAGCACCGTTGTAGCTCACACCTGCGTTCTTGGGGTAAGAGATCACAGATGACCATGGCCCCATCCAAACGAGGCCGGTCGGGCCAGTAGCACCCGTTGCGCCCGGTGGGCCTTGTACAGTGGTTGCGACTTGTGCGCGCAGGGCTTGGATAGCCTGATCGAGCTTGTCGAGGTTATCGTTCATCGAGCCAGCCCAACCATCCGTACCCGCAGGAGGTTGCACGAGACTAAGATTTGGAGTTGAAGTTGCCATGAATCCTCAAAAGGCGAGGAGCGCATCGCTGCGCCCCTCCAAGTTATGCATCGGGTGATGTGTTGAGTTGATTCGGGAGGTATGAGTAGCCTTGGCTTGAAAGCTCTTCCTTCGTGTCCCAGTCGTAGACCTTCTTGGATGTCTCCGCGATATCTACTTCTGTTCCGAGAAAGACTGCGTCACCATCGTCTGACCGTTCCTGCACCAAGCGCGTGTTCGCGATCTCAACGATCTTGTTCTGCCAATTGAATGGCGCGAACGAGACCATGACCACGTCCAGAGGCGTCGACTTGTACATCGACATCATGCCCTGCAGAACACCGCGTCCCTGCTGTCGTACTCGCAGGAGTTCGATCTTCGCGAGGCGCTGTGCCGTGCTCACAGAGGTCGTGAATGGTAACTGGACATCCTTGAACAAGCGCTGCTTGTCTGCTTCCCAGTTGGCGTCATAGTCATAAGCCGGTGAGCCATTGCTGTAGCCGTGTAGCGCGTCCTGACAGTACGTCGGGAAGTCACTTTGCTGCCACTGATTCGCTTCACTGACGTATGTGCCTTTCACGCCGTTGTACAGATTGTGCTTCGGCAGCTTCGGCTTCCACTTGATACCGCCGCGCAGATCGGTGACTGTGTAGCCAAGATCTGGGTCGACGTGTGCCGTGTTGCCCACTGCGAAGTCGATCAATCCATAAACGAACGCCAATGCCTCGGATGCAGTCGTGAGGTCATTGATGTTGGCGTTGATCGCCCACTTGTACAACTGAGAGCAAGTCGTTAGCAGTTCACCATGCCAGAAGCCAAACCAGTCTTGTGCGCCGGTCGGGTTCGTGCAGAATGTTCCCTTCATTGGCCCGTCTTGAAGGAACCAGTGATTGAAGAACAGCATTGACTTGTTGAAGAGTGACTGCAGAGTTGCGTCCATGGTGCCACTGGCGTTGCCGCTAGGACGATGAAGCATGTCCATGTCGAGCACTGCCCTCATCAGTAATCCGACAGCGTGAGGATCGGTGTAGTCCCTCGATGCGCCGGTCTGTGTGAAGCGTGTCGGAGGCCCACCGTATGTGTCAGTCCAGTTCGTATCGAACCAAGACAGCAACTTATTCACGACGGTTGACGCCTGTGTGTAGTAGCTCTCTGAGCCGGTGCATGCGCGCATCAGTGACGTCAACTCGACGAGAGGTCGCAACTGGTATCCGACCCACGACGCGTCGTCCACCCCAATGAAGCCGAAGGTGTTGACTGTGCCGAACTGCGATACGTCTTGCTGGTCGAAGTAGAAGACCGGAGCGAGTGGCCCTGTGCCGTGTGTATCGGAGTCGGGCGGTACCGAGACACCAGTAACCGTCAGCGTGTAGTCCTGAGATCCACCAACAAAGCCGCCGCCGCTCACAGGTGCGAGAGCAAGCTGCCCAGTTGGATTGTCACCGGTAGCTGTTGTAGGAGCCTGTACCTGCTTGATCATCGCGTTATTTGCAATGAGGCAGAACATCTTCTCGTGGAAGTTGCCAGCCGTGAAGCAGATCTCGTAGTCGTAGACTCCCGGCGCAGGGAAGTTCAGGGTGAAGAACTCGTGCGCCTGATTACCACCCGGCCAGTAGCCCGGTTCGTTGAAGCCAGCCAAGCTCTGGATGCCAGTCATTGGCGTGGTTGTGATTGGGCCAAAGTGCTGAGGGCCGCTCACGTATGAAGCACCACGAACACCGATGACAAACGATGCGTTCAGAATGGCTTGGAAGTTGACTGGGCCAGCGCTCGTGACAACGAACTGACCAGTAAAGACCATGTTGATGGAGCGACTACCGCCCGAGCCTTGCACCGGGATATCCCCAGCGTAAAGACCATCAGGAGTCTGAGGATTGTTCTGAATCGGGTCAGCGACGTTCTGGGACTCATGTGGATCTCCCCAGTCGAATGGAAGCTCGTGTGAGTTGAACATCAGACTGTTGAAGGTCTGCTGCCCAATCACTGCGCTCAGTCCGTGGAAGAAGCTTGATCCGTCTGCAACCATGGTGGTTGAGTTCACGGTCGTGAGGCCGATGCCTCCAGACAATGGATTCCACGCATACCTTGCGATGTTCGAACTCAGGCTCTTCGAATCCAGAAACGCTTGGATCGAATCAGTACCTTCGTTGAGACCGTCGAGGGTGATCTGCGCTGAACCATTACCACTGCGATCAATGGTGATGGGTGCGTTGATCGTCTGGGGGTTTGCTCCAGAGATCACGAAGCGAATGACATCTGGCTGGAGAATGGCGAGGGTTGTACTGCCCCATGCCATCTGGGCGTCATACAGAAGCTGGACGTTCGTTGCTACGTTGTTCTCGTCGCCAAGCTGCTTGATTGCCCATGGACTCTGGTAGCCGATGTAGACTGGCCCTTCCCATCCGAGGCGTGAACCTTCGCGGAGTGGGCCTTGGTATGTCGCCGTGTAGGGGATTGCCCCACCGTTGCCATAAGGTACAGACTTGTTCGGATACTGGCGAACGCCCTTGATTACGATGCTCTCGTTACCACCAAGAGACTCAGGGATATTCACGGTAGCAGTGTGTACAGGTGTGCCATACGGCATCTGCTCCCCTGAACCGTTCAGGAAGTCCGTGTTGTTCAAGCGCAGGTTGTAGTCGTTGTCGCTCTGTGCCGTCGTGGTGAATACCCAGTCCGTGCTGCCGTCGTTCAGGATCAATTGGATCTGGAACGAGTCGCCCTTCGTGTTGCCTATGAAGGAGAAGATGGTGTAGTCGCCAGTGTTGAACGCGTCGTTGATGCCGGTGACACTGTAGCGAGTATTCGCATTGGTAATCACCTGATTGACGAACGTGATCACGATGTTGCCCGAGCTATCGCACGATACTGCAGGAGCGACAGCAAGGTTTGACGTTGCAGAGGAGCCAGTGATTGCGAAAGGATTTTTGTTGATCGATCGACGGATCCACTGACGTTGGTTGCTGATGTTGTAGGCATACCGAGCTTCCTGCATAGTTGCAAGAGCCATGTGCTGCCAGAAGCTGAGTGTTGTCTGGTCGAACCGTACCGGGTTGCCGTAGTCGAAGCCGTAGTCGTCGCCGTATCCGTGATGGATATCAGAGACAGGTGATACTCCGTCCAGTACCTGAGCCGCCAGAAGGTAGGCTCTCATGCACCAGTTGAAGGAGTCGCCGGTCGCGTCGATCTCGCCACTTGAAGGAGACAGGCCGCGCAACGCAGGGACGTTGTCCATGTTCTGCCCAACTTGGAGGATGTCGCCATTCGCGTCCAGCATGGGCTGCTTGACGTTGTAGAGCCAGTGGGGTGGCCAGATGTGCGTGTCGTCGACGATGTCTGGCAGAACCATGTCGCGGTAGATCGTATGGAAGATGGCGTCGAGGCAGAGCTTTGCCATGGACAGCGCCACGGTGCTCTGTGTCGCTACATAGGCATTGAGCATGCCGATGATGAACGTCATCTGATCCTTGACCGTTCCGCTACTGTCAGGAACGAACTGCGGAGCCGGGGGATTGTTGAATGGGTGAACGACCAAGCCTTGATCAGAGACAAGCATCTTCTGCCCAGAGTCGCCGTCAGCTATGTCAATCAGGTTGGCCGGGGGATACCAGCCAGCAGGTTGAATGACGAACTGACCACCGTTGTATGTCAGGCGACCACCACACGACGTCAGGAGGTTCTGCAGGACGTCTCCACGCGGTACGCTCACATCGAAGTACCCATCGCAGGAGTAGCGGTTCTCAGTGCCTCCCAGAGCCAGCGGAACCTGTTCGTCGCAGACGTTAGCTGCAGCGATGAGTTCGTCAATCGGGATCTCGGCACCGTAGTGCGCGCCGAAGCCAAACACTGGATGCGCTAGGTAGTCAGCAATGCAAAGCGCTGGGTTGTTCGAATAGCCCGTCGTGCCGGTGCGTGGATCGTAGATGTCGTTCTTACCCTTGACCACGAAGCTGATCTCAGGCATGCCGTTGAAGAGTGACGAGTCATACTCTAGCTTCATCGTCACGTACGTTCTGCCACTGAGCAGACAATCATTCGTCCAGTACCCAGCGGTGTTGCCGAGAACGATGCCAGACGCTTGTGTCTGATTGCCGAGGTAGAAGCCAGTGGTGACGTTGTTGTTATAGACAGGCCATGTGCTCTTGATTGTCCCTGTGAAGGAACGGCCAGCGCCTTGAGGGCCACCTGCTGTGAATGTGAAAGAGTTCGGGCCGGTCTGTTGCACGGGCCAGTAGCCGTTGAAGGAGTTGCCACCGACGTTGTCGATTGTGTTGCGAATCCATAGCGTCTCGCCGTTGAAGCCGGTATAGAGTGAGTTCGGATTCTGCGCGAACGTCACTGTAACGACGTCGTTGACTCGGCTGATGGTCTGTATGTTCCAGATACCTTGAGGCGGGTTGAAGCTATTCATGAACCCGTTGGGATTGGATGAATCGTTGAAGCTCGTATTGAGCCGCATCTGGAGCTTTTTGTTGTTGAGCCAAACCTGCTCGATTTCCTGACAGGGATGACATGCCAACGCGATGACGAGAAGGAGAATGCGGTTGTTCGAACCTACTTCCTCCAGATAGACAATGTTGCCGCCGACCTTAGTCCGTCCGTAAATTACCTGCCACGGATGGAGAGGGTTGCGCGACGTCGTCTGTACACCAGTCGCTCGTTGACCGAGAAGAGTTCCAACGCCTGACATAACGAAGCCAGCGCCGGTTGTAGCGAGGAATGATGTGATGGCAGTACCGGACAGCGAGAATGCTGAACCGAAGGCCGTCAGGGAGAGTGAGAGACCACCTGTGAAGAAGGCAGCGCCAACCATGGCTGCGCCGATTCCGATCTCTGCTGCTGTTTTTGACATAGACTCCACGCACGAAATCCGCTAGTGAGCGGAAGTCGCCAAATTCCTTTGTTTGAAATAGTGAGAATCTCTCGTCCGTTCAATGCGACGATCCCGAGAGACGAATATCTTTGCCCTTTGCGAATAAGCACGGCATCGCCGCGCTGTGCTCTTAGTAGTGGGATCTCAGGGAAGCGATGCTCGTTCATGAGCGCTTCCACCCCACTCTCCAGCGATGCTTTGCCGCTGTAAGCGTGTATGACTCTGAGTGATTCTTTGCGAGTGTTGTAGTTGCCCCTGAATGCCTTCCCGATGTCGATACCGGTCTGGGCCTCGATTGCGCCAAATGCGAATGTGCAACAATCGAGACCCTTCGACTGGTCGTAGCTGAAAGGTGCATCCTTGTGGGTTGTGAAGTAAGCGTCCAGCGCAGAAACCCAGTCGGAATGTCTCATTACGGGTTACCGTCTGTAGTGTTCGTCTGCCCCCAGTAGATGGGGATGCTCTGGATGCTGTTGACCCACATGAAACCTTGATCGCCGGGGTAGAACAATTGCTGATCCACCTGCGTGTAGCGATAGGGAACTGGGGTGTTCATATCCATCAGCCGGGACTCGCATGCGACTGTGATCGATGCTTTCTTCCCGTCGATGTCTATAGTTGGTTCGTCGGTGCGCCCCAAGAAGCTGACCACTGGGTCAGGGATGAGGTTGTTCGTTTGAGGATCTCTCAGGCCCAGCCAGATCGTTACCGGCAAGCCAACCTGAAACTCGTTCAAAGTGTCTTGAAGTAGTTCAAGGTCAATACCCGAGAGCGTGAGGGAAATTCCTCGCGCCTGTACGTCAGCGCCCTCTTCAATAGTTGAGATCGAGAGCAGCGAACCCATGCCGATCCACGTCTTGCCATTCCATGTGGTCTGCCCTAAGCCCGTCCAGATGTTCACTGGGCCAGAGACGAAGTTGCATTCCACGAATAGAACCGGAAGCATCGTAGGTGCAGCGAGGGCTGCTACATATGCGTCACTTGCTTTACGTGGCATCTATAGCGCCTCAATGATGTGGAAGCTGAGTCCAACGGTGCGGATGTACGACTCATTCCACGAGCGCTGGTTCGACGCCAACCGGAAGAGTCCTTTTGTGTTTGTGGTGATCAGAGGAGTACCACTTGGTACCGTCTCTCTTATCTGTGGCCAGATCGAGAAGCTTGCGTTGCCGGTGCCGTCTGCATTGACGTCGTCGAGACAGCGGTACAGCCGGTAGCCCAACTGGACGTAGTCGCCAGCCAGCAACACACCCTGTGCCGATGCATCCCAGCCGTTCGTGTTCAGCGTGTAGCCAGACTGGCCGAAGCCGAGTGTGACGGGACTGCCTAGCGCGCTGCCCAGAGGGTTGACGCAGAACTTGTCGCCGATCTGGAAGACGTTGTACGAGCCTTGGGCTTGCAGCAAGAAGCTGATCCAAGTGCGCGCCTGTTGCCGTGTCATAGCAGGTAGCGTGACAGTCCCTGAAAGAAAGCCAGACTGCCACGACTGAACCTGCTGTTGCCCGGTGAAGGTATTGGTGCCTACGCCGACGATGTCGGTGGCGTTCCAATCTATGCTTCTGAATCCCGGCGAGGACGGCACGGAGATGATCTTGTTGCCGTTGAACTGTCCAACTATTGCCATTAGCCTCTCCGTGCTCCTGCAGGTGATCTGAGTTTCTGTTGATGTTGTGTCTGCACACTTGCAGCGACTGAGTGTGGCAAAGCCTTCTGCATAGCGCGATGAACCGCCGCCTCTGTGGCTGCAGGGTTGCTGCTACCAGATGCGTCGATGTGGTACGTGTGCGAGTCGCCGCCGAGCTTGTTGTTCGGGACTATCCTTCCGTTCTGTGTTGGAACGAATCGTTCACGTCCCATCTCGCCGACGTCGTACATGTAGCCAGCCTTGACGTCGCCGCCGCCAGCCAAGTGGCCAGCGAACGATGAAGCCATGTGACTACCGAAGCCGAGGAACTTGGAGAACCAACCCCCGCCCCCGTTGTCGTCGCCCGAGCTTGTAACCTTCGGAAGTGACAGACCACCCAGACTCGGCATACCAGATCCAGCCATACCGACGACCTTTACGTGCAGTGGATCGCCAGAGGTACCGACCGGCGCTTTACCACCGCCGAGGATCCCGCCGAGAATGCCACCGACGCCACCCTTTATAGGTGAGCCGCCCGGGCCTTTCTGACCCTGTCCCGCCGCGCCCAGAATGACATTTGCGATACCCTGCTCAGTCTTCTGGAGGCTGATCTTCACGAGCGAATCGCCGATGCCATGGAAGAAGCTCGACCAGCTTGCCTTCTGCCCATTCATGACCTTCAGGACGGTATCGTTCAATGATTCGAACGCTCCACCAAGTACGTCGTGAATCTGCTGTGCAGCCGACTCAGCGCCTCGGGCCATCTCTTGGAAGTAGGTACGAATACCGTCGAGACCATTACCAACCGCGAGATTGGTCTTGTTGACGGAGTCGTAGTACTGATCAAGAGCTTCCTTGTTCGCCGCCATGACTGCACGGTCGTCCAGAGGCTGTCCCTCTCCACGAGCCGCCTGTGCAGCTTCACTCGTGCGCTTGATTGCTTCCAAGTAGGCGATCTGAGGATTCATGCTTGCAGCTTTGTCGAGTGCAGCAGAGCGCTGCTTCAACTCGTCGAGCCGTGTGAGCAGATCGATTTGCTTGTTGATCCCGTCGTTGTTGGTCGACTGATCACCATTGAACTTCTCCAGCCTCATCTGCTGAATCTGGATCTGAAGCGATGCCTGTTGGCGCGCATCAGAGCCTCTCAGGATTGCCTTGTTCAGCATGTCCTGTGTGTTGACTTCATCCTGCAGACTTGCAATGTCCTGCGTGATCTTTGCGTCTTCGTTGACAGAGGTACTCTTGTCAATCGCAGAGCGATACTTCTCGATCTCTTGAGGATGGCCACGCTTCCACTCATCACTCTTGCCTGAGAGGAATGTATTCAACTGAGACTGAACAACAGCGTCATGCATCGCCTTCGTACCGGCGCGGATTGCGTCGTTGCGGAGCAGCGTTGCATTGGTCTGCTCTTCAATAGACCGTGTGCCGTCGATGATCTGCTGATCAAGTTCACGTTCAGCATCCGAGTTCACCTGCAGGGTCACAGCAGCGCGAACATCGGCGCGTAGCTTATCCTGTTGTGCTTTGCTCAGAAGCTTGATCTTGTCAGCGTACTGATCGAGGAACTTGATGACGTCCTTATCGATCTTGTCTGCCCTTAGGTAGTCTGGGCCGTTGCCGACGTCGTTGAGCGCCTTCTTCGCCTCTATGGCCGAATCTTGAAGCTCTTTGAGACGCTTCATCAATTCATCCACCTTAGCGGGTGGGCCGGGGAGTGGCGGTGCGACTGGCTTGTCAGTAGATCCTGCCCCTGTTGATGCTGGGGCGCTCTTCTGCTTCTCTGACTGCTCACGCTGGCGCTTGGATTCCTCCATGCCTTTGAGGAGCCATGCCGGTACATGTAGGTAAGAAGCCAGCGACCGAATCAAAGACTTGACGCCTTCGACCGCTTTGCTGATCTGCTCAAGGATGATCGAGCCGAACGCCGTCTTGCTGAACCAGCCAATGACGTCGCCCCACAGACTCTTTACCGTGCTGCAGAAGCCTTTGAACCTCTCCCACAGTGAATCGAGTCCAGATTTGATTCCGATCCATGCGCCTTGCCACGTATCGCGAAGCAGGAAGCCTTCGCCATTTACCGTGATCGCAGAGTCGCGGAACCTGTACATCGCAACCGTTGCAGCAGCGAGGGCGGCAGCGCCTACGACGAGCCACGTCAACGGATTCACTACAGCAGCCACTGTCAAGTCCCACAGTGCAGCAGTGACACCTCCGATTGAGGCTACGGCAGTTGTTGCGAACTGACTGATCGCTGCGCCGAAACCAGTAAACAGTCCAGTGACGTTCAGATTCTGAATCGCAACGAAAGCGACTCTGATCTTGTCCAGCCCCTGATTCACAAGAACCTGACCAACACTGACCAGATCCATCATGACGTTCTTGATACCGCCGTTAGCCTTGACGAAGACGTCAGCAGCTACAGCAGAATCGAGAATGGCGAACTTCAGTGTCTGTAGTCCGGTCTTAGCGGCGATGAGTCCTGAAGAGACCATGCCTTGCAGCGACTGCGTTAGAGCGGTGAACGAGATGCCATTGAACGAGATTCCTTTGATCGCAGCGACCGCCGAAGCAGCCAGCGTAGGAATCGATGCTAGGAACTCAGCAACGCTTGCTTTACCCGCTGCAGACGACGCTGCGAAGTTACGCATGCCGGTCGTGAGTACTCCACCGAAGGAGGACGCTAGTCCCGATACGACAGGAGTGAGGCTCTTGACCGAGCGCTCTATGTCACCAAAGCCGGTCATGTTCGCGAGGAACCGCCCAGCACCCGTTGCTAGATTGGCGAATGACGCGCCAGCCTTGCCGTTGTTTGTCGCGACACTGAGCATGAAGCCAGTGACCTTGCTGATTGCGATTGCTTCGAGAATGAGCTTTACTGCTGTGGCATGTTGCACGAGGAAGTCGAACGCCTTACCTGCCAGCGTGACGCCCTTGGCTACTACATCACCGAACCGCGCGATTGCATCCTGCCCCTTTGCGCTAGTTGCGAACGCGAGGAACTTCTGGGCAAGCTCAGAGAGCGCTGGGGAAGCGCTTGTGAGAATCTTCACTCCCATGCCCTGTATGGCTGACTGTAGCTGAACGATGTTCTGATGAAGCTGGCGGGACTTCTCTGCAGCCTCACCACTGATGACTACGCCGTACTTCTCAGCCTGTCTGGAAAGCTCTTCGAAATTGTTGCCTGTGAGCCGAAGAATGGGAGCGAGTTCAGCGCCCGAACGGCTGAAGAGTTTCTGTTCCAGACCTGTTTTGTTAGTCGAGTCTTTGTACTTATCGAGCCGCTTTGCAACTTCGATCATCAGGGCCGATGAATCGTTGAGTGGCCCCTTGAGGTCATTGACCGATATGCCAAGTGCAGCGAAGGCTTCGGCAGAACCTTTCTGACCGCTCTGTGCAGCGTAGGACGTACGAGCAAGGCGCTCCATGGACGTCTTGAGCAGATCTACAGGTACGCCAGCAGAACGGGCCGCGTAGGCCAGCCGGGAGAAGTTTTCAACCGTTGTGCCGGTCTTCTCAGCCATCTGCTGCATCGTGAAGACGAACTCTTCAGACTTCGTGATGACTGCAGTGAGGGCAGCGGTGACGCCTCCAGCCATAGCCGTTGCAGCCACTGAGATCAAACCCAGTGACCGCTGCACGTTCCTGCTTGTGTTCAGTGAGATCTGGGACGCCTTCGTCATCGCGTCACTGAAGCTTGTTGTCTTCGCGATGAGTTCGACACTTATCGTGCCGACTTTTGTCGTCGCCATTGACTACTCCTTTTTCTCAGCAGGTGGAATGACTTTGACCAAGTGGGGTGGCATCGCAGTAAGGAACTTGCGAATACCGTCAGCGAACTTCTGCCTGTTGAATCGCTTCGGCGGTGCCGGTGCGTGTTTGTCAGGAGAGGCTTCGCCCATCTTGGAGGGCATGAAGTCGAAGGGTGACTTCGCTTCTTTGGGTGGGCTAAATGATGTGTTGATCGTGACAGCCGTGTTGATTCCGAAGAGGAGTTCGGTGTGCTCACGGGCTTCTTTGAAGCGGAGCATCAACGCATGGAACTGACGTGGCGTCAGATCGTAGAATTGCTCATCGGAGAGATGAAGATGGAAGCGCCCTATTGACCAGTACTCAAGCCATTGTTGAGCCGAGGTTAGCTCTCGCTGCTCGACTCCCCGTGAGGGTTTGCCTTCGTCTCTGCCTCATCTACTTCTGGGCGAGAACCAGTCCATGCCTCAATGAGCGCGAGTGTGATGTCGTTCATCGACTTCATGGTGATCAGGGAACCGGCTTGTCCAAGCGTGATCTCGGGCTGATCCTTGAGGAGTGCAGCGTAGAAGATGGCGCGGAACTTGACGACGGACAGGCTCGACAGATCGAGGCTGGTCAGCAGGTTGATTCCTGTAAGCTCCTCAGCGGTGGCGAGGGCGTTGAAGTCGAAGCAAAGCTTGTAGGTGCGGTCGTGGATTGTGACCGATGCGCTGGAGAGGGTTGGGTCAGAGCCGGGGATACCGGCAACGGTCTTACGAGCCATGAGTAGTGTTTTTCCTTTTGTCATTCGAAAGAGAAAGAATGCAGCACTACCCAGTCAAGGATAATGCTGCATGTGTAGGTTGTGTTAGCTGCCAGAGACGAAGGTGATGACGCCTGAGACCTTGATCTTGCCCGAGAAGGTCACAGCCTTGTCGAACTGGATGTCAAGGGAGTTCTCAGTCACAACGCCGTTGAATGTGATCAAGTCGCCGGTAGTCGTCTGCAAGGGAGTCTTGGGAAGCTGGATCTCCCACTCATTTACACTGCCGAGATTGAAGGCAGCGCGGAACGCGGTCTGACCAGCATCACCAGCGATGTAGTTACCGCTGACAGAGATGTCACCGGAGTCGAGCAGCGTGACGAGGTATTCACGCGCACGGCCAGCGGAGTCGCTGTTCGTTACGTCTTCGATGTCGTTCTTGGTGCCGCTGAAGTTGAATGTCTTGAGTTCGGCAATCGGTACAAAAGTGGCGGTGCCGGTCGAGCCGACTATGGGGCCGATACCGAGTACTGTGCCTTTACCAGAAAATGCTTTGCTCACTCCATCTACAGGAGCCAAAGTAGTAGGCATGGATGTTTTCCTTTATGAATTGGGTTGGATTGTTGCGTGTCGCTCGATTCCCGCAGATATGCAAGGAAAGAACTGGTTGTTATTGACTGCTGATCGGTGCGTTCAGCAAGAGGTAGTTCGCACCGTCGAACAAGAACTGCAGCGCAGTTGACGCTCCAGCGACCTGTCCTACCTGCACACCGCTAGTGATGTTGGGCGACCAGCTTGTAATCTGGTGACCACCGACTCCATCCTGAGTGATGATGAGCGTAATGAGTTGTCCAGCTACGCCTCCAGTGAATGTGAATTCCACATCACCAGTCAGCGTCAAACTGTGTATTGCGTTGCGAACGGAGAAGTCGATAAGCATTACAGGTTGGTATGTCTCCGTGATAAGTTGTGGTGCGACGTTCTGCGTGATGTTGCTCACCTGCCCCTGACCCAACTCTTGGAAGTCGATGTAGAAGTCAGTGATGATGCGATGTGAATTGCTCTCGTTGTCGTATAGGTCTTGCTCGTTGTCGCGTCGAATGTCGAAGACGAGCGCCCCATTGGGCAGATAGCCATTGAAGCCATCGAGAGCAAGCCTCAGAGCCTCCTGTACGCGTTTCGCTTGTGGATACGTGTCGCCGTAGCAACTGAACTGGTATCGTCGCGTGTTGAAGCCGCTGGGGCCGTAGAACGTGTAGTCAGGAGTGGATGAGATGCCCTGCATGACGATGCATGGGTTGGGTGCAACCTGTGGCGCAAAGTTCAAGTGGACTGCGTGGTGACCAATGAGACAAGTCAGACCATCAGTCTGGTTCAGTTGGAGGTACAGTCCTTCTTCGATCACTTACCTTAGTACCTCCTCTAAATCCGATCTGAGCGATTCAACGAACGTCTCCAAAACCTCATTGGCCTTGGCGTCGAAGGTTGGTCTGACGAATGGTTTTGCTGTCATGTTCTTCGTGCCAAATTCCAAGAACCTTCCGTAGAACGAATGCTTGGTTGGCCCGACTAGTACGCTGCCCTCATCGTTTCTGCCGTTGACGAATAGGAAGATGTCGATGTCGTCTCGCAGTTGGCCGGTGTCGACTGGAGTGCGAATCTTCATTTCCTTCTGCCAGACCTTGGCAGCTTTCCGCAGCGACTTACGCATAGTCTTCTTTGCTAGTCGAGGGCCGAGTTGGTGTAGAGCTTCTTCAATGCCGTTGAGATCAACGACAACTTGCACTTCCATGGCGTTTACTCCGTTGGGTTGAGTTCACGCGCCGAAAGCTGAATCACGCGGTTGCGCTCTTCGACGTTTATGAAGCCGTCTTTGAGTTCGAAGATGCGAGTACCGAACTTGATCTTGTACCCGGCACGTATGCCGACGCTGCCCGGGTAACGCATCGTGATTCGGTGCGTGACGCCTGAGCCGTCCTGAGTGCCTTGGTAGATCTCACGCGTAGTGAGCGGCTGGATGCGCGCCCAGCATGTGATCAGATCAACCCATGGCAGATCTTGTGTGAACGGGTTGTTCACGTCAGCCGGGGGAGTTTGAATGGTGATGCGATGGCGAAGTTGGCCAGCCTGTAGCACTACGTTCTTTGCCATAATTAGCCACCCATCGTGAAGCCGAAGACCGACTGACGGTGTTCGTTCATAAGGTGTTCAGCAGAGATCGGTGTCGAGACTGCATTGCCGACGCCTACAACGAACGACTCTCGGTTCTCATAGAACGCGCCGATCATGAGCTTGATCGCCATGACGAGTGATTCAGGAACAGTCGAGATCGTGTATGTGACAGAGACCGTCTTTCCTGCAGAGTCTGCAGTAAATGTCAGGATGCCGTCTGCGTTCGTGTAATTGATTGATTGGTTCGACGTCGTGTCGATGACTGTCGATATGCCGATCACTTTCTTGTTCGCAGTCACAGCATTCAATGTGACCGTATACGGCGCGCTGCTTGGCACCACATAAGACTCAGTGATCGTGACGACGAAGCCAGTAGTGAAGCTGATCTGTACTGAATTGGCGACGGGCTGCGCGAGTGGCCAGCTTGCACCAACCGGTGGGACTAAGCGTCCGGGCATCGACATGTCGTCGACGATGTAATTGTTTGCTGCCAGTGTGACTCTCTGCTGGCTGTTCAGGTCAATGTATGTGACGAGATCGACGGAGATCAGTGGAGAGCGCGGAAGGCTAACCTGCTGGGAGCGATTGAATTGCAACTCGCCTTCCCATGTGCTGTTTCCGAGTTGGTCAAAGTCTGAGCGGGATGGTGCAGTGCCTGTGCGCCTGAAGACCGGGAATCGATCCATTGCGTACATCCACTTCTGTGGCATCAGACTCAGGCCGGTATAACCCTCTGCCCTCGACCGCGCTGCGCTGATGATCGAAAGGATGAGATCATCTTCAGCGTCTATGTCGACACGCAAATGTTGCTTTGCCTCGTCGAGACTGATTGGCTCGATCATCGGGGGCATGATCTGCTTCAGAGCAATTGACATTACTTACCGCGCTTTCGTGGCCTCCTCCCTTGTGGAGAAATGGCCGTCTCGTGAGATGTGGGGATGGTTGCTGTCTCAGGTTCGGGAGTGATCGCCGGTGCCTGAGGGGCTACAAAATCTGTTACAGGCTCAGGGTCGGCGTACTTGGCGCGACCAGTGGCTACCCATACATCAGCGAGATGATCGTCTTGGATCTTCACGTACATTCCGCGTGAGAAGCTGAATACGCCGGGGCTGATGCCGTCTGGGTTACCTGTTCCACTTATGGAAGTGAGAATGATGAGTTCTTTCATGTGTCCTTACAAGGAAAGAGGCTCCCCAGCCCGTGAAGACTGAGGAGCCACTTGATTAAGTTGCCGACTGCTTGAAGAAGCTGATCGGGTGCGTACCAGCATCCACACCACGAGCATCGGAGCGCGTGAACGCAACGAAGGTGGTCTGGTTGTTGAGCGCGTTCAACTGGTCGAGGCGCATGATGGCCGTGCTGTTCGCGATGTCGCGGACGATGTACTTGGAGAAGTCACCGAACAGCATGGAGTAGGCGTTGGCACCGGGTACAGCCATGTCGTTGTTGACCACGTACTTGTAACCGAGGATCTTGTCGGGATCCGAACCGTCGATGCCCGGGGCCAGCAGCGGACGACCGTAGTTGTCCTTGATCTTGCGGATCACGGAGAACGTGAGGTCGTTGAACATCAGGGTACCGTTCTTGCGGTACGCCAGATCGACCGAGTGGATCAGGTCTACGAGGTTGTCGTAGGTGATCGCGGTCGTGCCGCCCGTGGCAGCAGTTACGCCGGTTGCAGAGCCGGTAGCGAAGGGAACAACACCCTGAGGGCCGTTGCCACCGCTGTAGACGGTGAATTCGTTGTTCTGAATACGACCGATACGTGTGACGAACTGCTCCTTGATGAATGCCTCCAGATCGAACGCCGAATCCTGCAGCAATTCGTTCGGAACCGTGATCGCCTGAGACGTGTACGTCCATGCATTCAGGTTCACCTGACCGAAGGTCAGATCGACTTCCTGAGCGGTACCGGGAACAGAAGTTGCACCGAGGCGCGAACCCATGTTCGAGGTATCGTTGTTCGTCGGCCACGGCAGCGGATTGCCGGTCGAAGTAACGAGGCTGCGCGCCACGTCGCGGATACCGCCGTAGTGCTTCAGCGCTACAGCAAGCTCGTTCATGAAGCCCTGAGGCACCGTGTACGCTCCACCGGAGCCAGTCGTCACCGACTGTGCGCGATTCTCGGACAGAAGCGAACGCTCTTCAGCATTCAGACCTTCCTTGCCCTCGCGCAGATACTTGTTGAACGCCGAAGTGTACTTGGCAGCACGAACCTCAGCAGCCTTTGCATCGCCCTCAACAACAGGCTTCACGACGGGCTGGAGTTCACGAAGCTCTGCCTCAGCAGCCGCTGCGCGCTCCGCACGGTCGATGGTCTGCTTGAGACCGTCGGCCTCAGCATAGAGGGCGTCAAACTTCGAGCGCTGCTCTTCGTTGAGTGCGACGTTCTCGGTCAAAAGAGCGTTGGCCTGAGTGATGAGCGCAGCGCGCTGTTCCCGCAGATTGCGAGTATTCATTGTGATAAGTTCCTTGTTTGAATTTGGGTGTTACAGAATGAGTGGTGCAGGGTTTGCGAGACAGTCAGCCACGCTCTATGGTGTCTTCGTCGCTGCAGGATCAAGAGTTCCCACCTAAGGGGCCGCATTACACGGACACTGATCACTGCCAATCTTGTTCGTTGCTGTTTACGAGATCGAAGCCAACTTCAGCTTGAGCGTAAGGTTCTCGTGTACAGCGGCATCTTCGGTCGCCTTTGCAGCATCAGCGGCAGCGCGCTCAGACTCGCGACGAGCACTGCAGAACTCACAGTCGTCGTCTTCACAGCCTTCGCAATCGTCGCCTTCCTCGTCTTCGTCCTCACTGTTGCGCTCTTCTGCATTGTCTGCAGCAGGTGCATCTTCAGAACGGACTTCAGTCTCGACAGGCGCTTCAATTACCGGCGCTGCAGGAGCTTCAGGTTCAGGTACTTCAGGCTTGCCGTCAGGGAACAACGAGCGTACCTGAGAGGTCGCATCGGGGTAAGCCGGGAACGTCACAGGGCTGCAATCGAATACGCTGGCCTTTAGCACGGTACGAATCAAAGATCCGTCCTCAGCCAAATCCCATGTGTCTTCGAGGCAGAAGAAGCCGAAGCTGCTCTTGTTGATGTCGCCGCGCTTCATCGAAACCATCAGGTCTCGGGCAAGCTGCGTGTCGGGTGGATCAATCACATAGAAGAGGCCGACCGCATCGGTCTTGACTTCCATGGTGCCAGACGTTGTTCTGCCCAGTACCTTTTCGGGGTTGTGATTGAAGAGACCGACGATGTCGGGAGTGGAGGCTAGACAGGCGTCGAATGCGCCCGGGTCAATTCGCTCACGGAAGCCACCGAGATCCTCACTGAGTACGCCGAACTTGCTTGCGTAACCAGAGATCTTAGGCGCTGCACCGGAGTCGTCGACGCGGAACTCATGGGCCAAAAACCTTCGTTCACGTTTCATGTTTACTCTTCCTTGTCGTCTTCAAGCTCACGGATGTCCTTGAGCGCCCGAATCGTTCCCAGATCTTTGTGTGTAGCAAAGACCAAGCTCCTCATGGCTCGTTTCAGTTCATCGCGGCTGATTGATTCAACGTCGTCTTCCTTCCAGCTAGAAGCGCGCCGTTCGATACCGTCGACCAGTTTGTTGATCGCTCGATAGCATTCGTCGTTTGTGGTCAGCACGTCGCCCGGGATCTTATGAAGCGACCGGAGAGAGAGTGCAATACCAATGAGTGTTGGGCTGAGGCACTGACGAATGGCCGTTGCGTCACGCTTGGAGCGATGGAGCAACCGGCTGAGTCCGTCGCGATACAAACCCGAGTAGGGTGTACCGATTCGGTTCATCAGAGAGTTCTCTTCAGATTCGACTTCGAGTGTGTCGTCGGTCTCTGTCTTAGGATCGGCCTTCGGTGTCTTACCTTGATCGCCGGTCGGGTTCGGGGCCGTATTGTCGACTGGGCCGATATCCTCAACCTGCTTCGCCATCTTCAGCGTCTGCATATTCAACTGAATGAAGTGCTGATCGCCGTAGTTACCGAGCGGGTTCAATCCTTCCATCTCACGCGCCTCATCAGGCGAGAGCACACCGTTCTGGATACCAGACTGGTAGAAGGTCGTTCGCGCTGCAGCATCAGGGCGAAGCATCTCGCGCATATCGAACTTGGCGATGAACTTATTCGCGTTGCGTCCGACAGTAGGGAAGAGCTTCGTCGATAGCGCAATCTCCCAGCGGCGAATCCATGGCTTCAAGCAGAAGTTCAAGAAGTCGATGCTCTGCTGTTCGACATTGGCTCGTACAGACTTCTCAACGTCACCGATCATTGCCGGTGGAACACCAAAGATTGCTGCGATGTCTCTGCGAGTCATCATCTTCGACTCAAGAAACTGTGCTGCCTCAGGTGGGATCGAGATCGTCTCGACGTCCATACCGTTGTCGAGGATAGCTACGCGGTGCCGGTTCGAACCAGATTGCAGTGCTTCCCACTGTGACCGCATGCGCGCCTTATCTTCGGGCTTCACTGCGTTCGGTGTCTTGATCGCTAGTGATGGAGTTGCGAAGTTACCGAAGAACTGAGCGCCGAAGCGATCCATGGCAATGTTCGTGCCGATGGTCTGTCGTGCAAACTCGATGGGACTGACACCGTTGAATCCGTCGAACGTCATGCCCATGATGTGAATCATGTCGTCGGCGTCGATCAGCGTTCTGTCACCTTTGTGGTTGTCGGTGGTTTCGTACCATAGCGTCCCATCAATCCGAAGTGCGCGTGTCTTCGCGGGATGACGAAGCCACATCTGTCGAATCGAATTGCTGTTGTCGCGCTGCAGTTGGATGTACGCATTACCCCAGAGCAGCAGACTTGCCTGTGCAGATGTGCGGAACTGAACCGAGTCCTGCTCATCGTTTGGCTTGCTGTGGAGCAGGTAGTAGTACGGATGATCCAGCGCTACATGCTTGCCCTTCTTATCGACTTCGTAAACAAGGAGAGGGGATGTTGCGATCTGCTCCGAGATCTTGGTGACACAGGCCCACACTGCTGTGGTCTGCATCGCGGTGATAGGTGTTACGATCTCATTCGCATCGCCGCGACCGCCACCGGAAAAGAGATCCAAGAAGTATTCGACGTTCGCTGAATTCAACGGCACGGCTGGATTGTCAAATGGTGAGCCGTTTCGGATCAGCCGTGTTAGTAGGGACATGTTTTATTCCTTAGTTGTCGTTGAAGTCAGGTGTGACGGCGTACTGTCTGGGTGTTGTAGTCGTGAAATGCAGCGTCCGTTTCGCGCTGTGATACGCGAGGAACATGAACCAGCCGCCGAACCAAAGGAAGACCAACGGCCAGTAAATAAAGCCGAGTCCAACAGAAAACAAAATGATGCCGAGCAGAAAAAGAACGTCGGTGTAGTTCAAAAGTGTTTAGCCTCAAAATCCGTTGAAGTCGAAGAACTCTGTATCAAGTGCGGTAATCGCAGAGCGAACTCTAACGAGCGCATTCAGTAAGGCAGAGACGCCGTCTATTTTGTTCTCAGGTCTCTCCTTACGTGGAAAGACATTCTCATTCGCATCGACTCTGGCAACGGTGTTGCCGATCATCCACGTCATCACAGGGTTGCCGTCATGGTGGATGCGACCGGAGATGATCATTGCCTCAAGCTGCTTCATAGGCTCAGACAACATCAAGGGTGTCTGCGGGATCTCGGTGGTCAGGATGGATGTCTCTGCCGCGATCTCCTGCTTCAAGTGAGTGGCTTGATATTTATCGAACGCCAACTCTTTGACGGCGAACTTCTCTGCGTCTTCGAGGATTCCTCGCTTGATAAAGCTGAAGTCGGTCTCACTGCCGGGAGTAGCTATGAGTTGCTCTTCATGGTGCCACTGCTGGTAGTGCTGATTCTGCGGCAGGTTCACCGTATCCGTTGGGATATAAAACTTCCCAAAGATGTAGTAGTGTTCGACGCCATCTATCTGCCTCATGAAGACTTTCACTGAGGCTGCGATGTCGATCTGTGACGCAAGGTCGAGACCGGTAACGCAAGGCTGACCAATGAACTGGTCTTCGTGTAGATTCGCGTCGGCCAGTGTCATCCACTTGGCTACGTTGAAGAATGCACTCGTTGCGTTTACCCAGACGTTCAGGTGCTTCGTCTTGGTGATGTTTTGTTTGCGACTCGACTGTACTGCCTCAGCGACACGCGCTTTCAAGAAGTCGCCCGATACTGATACGTCGTAGTTCGGATTCGCTTTGCGAAGTGCTTCCTCGCTTTGCCAGTCGTCGCCCTCGTCGATGGTGTAGATCACACCGAAGAGTTCGTTGTTCGTAAAAGTCCCTTCCAGAACCTTCTCCAGATCACTCTGGAGCATTCGGCAAGGGCCAGCAGTGTTTGAGCCAGCAGTCGTAGTGATGATCGCCAGAGGCTGCTCACGAGCACCCATACCAGTGATCATGGTGTCGAGCAGGACGTCTGTAGGATGCTCGTGGTATTCGTCGATGAGGGAGCCAGACGGCGAGGCACCATCACCGGGAGATCCGATGACAGGCAACATACGGGAGCCGTTGCTTTCAATCGTCAGTGTCTTCGCGTTGACCGCGATCCCGAGACGTTCGCGCAGTGCAGGTGTGCGTTCACACATCTGTTGCGCCGGTCGGAAAATTTCCCACGCTTGCTTCTCAGTGGTTGCACCGGAATAAACCTCAGCGCCAAACTCACCATCGAGCGCGAACAAGTACAACCCGATGCCAGCAGCCAAGAAGCTCTTGCCGTTCTTACGAGGAACGCAGATGTAGACGATGCGGTACTTGCGAAGGCCGGTGGTCTTATCGACCCATCCGAACATGTTCGCAATTACGAATTTCTGCCATGGTTCTAGCCGTACTGTTTCAGCTTTAGCAGCCCATTTGCCTTTGACATGTGGGAGCAGTTCCATGAACTTGCAAACCTTGTTCGCTTTAGCTTCATCGAACTCCCACTGGTAGCTATCCTGCTTTGCTTCGTCGAGACCTTTCAGGTGTCGTTCGCATGCAAGCTTGACCCACTTACAGGACGTGATCTTTCCAGCGACGACGTCATGTGCGTATTGGTGCGCGTCGTGCGCGTGATTGATCGAGATGTTCATGTGTGGTTAGGTCACTGCTGCAGTAGCTCTGCCCATGGATCGGCAGCTTTCTCTTTCTTGTCGGGCGGGGTTGCCGCGATTCGTGTGCGGTCAATTGGGTTCATACCGAGCTTCGCGAGGACGTTCAGCAGCAAGGTGTACTCACTCGCCTTCAAGATTCCTTCCTCGTCGTTACGAAGCTTGTCCATTAGGTGAGCAGCAAGTTCGACTGTCATGCGGTCGCTATTCTTGAGCACTCCCGGGGGAGAGTTCGCAACGATCTCGCGCCAGATCTTTTTCTTGGCATGCCTGAAGTGCTCAGGAGGATCACCGATCTCGCCAGTTGGTACCGGTTCGTTCTCGACGCGATCCGCATATCTACCGGGGTTCACGTCAAGTGCTCCACTCAGTCGCAGTTGGTCGACTGTCTTTCTTGGTGTCGGCATTTACTTCACTTTCTTTCGTTGTTTTTTACTTCGGACGAGATGGAACGGGCCGCGCACACCGGCGCTGAATCGTTCAGCAGCCTGTAGTGCCTTCAGCGCTCGATCTTCAGTCGTCATGTCTTTCGGGAGCACGTAAAGTGCGCCCTTCGCGATGTCAGATCCACACCCGATTGCGTCGAACGAATCCTGCACACAAGCGACTTGGTAGTCTTCTTGAATCGAGTACAGCTTGTTGCGATAGACGACCAAGAAGGTACCGCCGGTCTCTGCCTTGAAGTCATCACTCACCGCGCCGTTGTCCTTCAGGCACTTTCGTACCGCGTCCACGAAACGTGTCGCCATGTACTCGTGATCTTCGAGCTTGATCTGATGTTGAGGCGTCGTGAGCTTGTAGCGCAGCAATTGCCCAATGCGGAAGCTGCCAGCGAAGCCAATGACAAATGGGCCACGCGTGAAGACTTTTGGGTCTGTGCGCGACTCTATAGCGAACGACTCATCGACACCCGCTGAATCTCCTCCAAGCACAACACCGTCTTTATCGACGAGACCTACTATGCACGTCATCGTGTCTCTGCTCCTTAGATCTCGCTTACGTCGTTGCCAAATGCCCCATCGTGCTCATAGGTCTTGCGTTTGTGGCACACACTGCAAAGTGACTGCAGGTTGTTAGGATCCAGTCGAGCACCGCCACGCGCCATAGGCACGATGTGATCGACGTCAGTTGCCGTGGTCGGTCGGCCAGTGGCCAGACAGGCAACGCAGAGGAAGTTGTCGCGCTTCAGGATCTGAAGGCGAACCTTGCGCCACTCGCCGCCGTAGCCTCTCTCAGTGCTGCTGCCCCTGTAGAGGTCGTACTTCCGTGTGACCGTCTTGTCCTTCTCGTGGATCTCGCACCATCTGTTCGCGCACAGGTTCGTACACCCGGGAACCGAGCATGGTCGTTGACTTCGAGATGGCAAGTTTGCTCCAAATAGAAAACCCGCCAGTTGCGCTTCCGTGAGAGGCGTGGCGGGTCTGTTGTTGATGTTTGGCAGGTCGAGCAGGATTTGAACCCGCAAGTTCTGGTTTGGAGCCAGACAGTTTGCCGTTAGCTTACCGACCTGTGAATGCTAAGGGGGCCACCACTAGGGTTGGCCCCAGCCGCCTTGGTATACGCGGCTTTATGTGGCTGGGCGAGTAGGGTTCGAACCTACAACCGTTCCGTTAACAGCGGAATGCACTACCAACTTGTGCTATCACCCAATAGTTGTATATGTGTGCGAATCACTGACTGAAAGATGATTACTGTGAAGCCGTTAGTAATCATTTAGTACAGGATTTATAAGGGGTTTCGCGAGTTACCCCGTGTTGGAAGTTTTTACCGATACAGATAGAAAACTTCCCTTACTCAAGCTTATATACATAGTATATCACGGAATTCTCATATTACAAGATGTGGAAAAAGTCAAGGTCTGTAACATGCTGAATAATAAGATACTTACGAGACAAAATAAATCGACATTTTCGGCGTTCACTGTTTTTGGGCTAAAATGAACACTGGGTAATTTCTTCTTGTATCGTCTGAGATCGTACTGTATCGTTAGTCATGTCGACGAGCAACAGAGCAGTAATTTGTCGGCCTAAGAGGAGGCAGTTCCGGTTTCCATGCACCCAGTGTCGCTAGAACAAGAACAATTGCCAATCGGCAGTCCTGATAACCAACCCTTCCATTTTCAGCACTGCGGGGTGTGCCGTAAGCTTCACATTGCGATAGCAGTAAATCTCACTTCCTGTTGCGGTACTTCAATCTGCCCTGATTGTTTCTGCCCCTGTGTTGTGGGTGCGCCAATCGAGAGTATTCGTGTTGCAGCAAACCATGTAATTAGAACCGTCCTCGGCGTGGAGCCTCAAAAACTGAAGGGGCCGTATGCCGTCACTGACACAGATGACACAGTCGTAGAGTCGTGGGGTGCTTGGACTGGCCCAGTCAGTGAGCCATTGGCCGGTGGATGTCTTGCACTTCATTTGCCTCAAGAAGTACAGGATACCCATGCAACGACCGCCAGAGGAGCAATAGCGTCTAAGCAGGTTCGGGCCTACACCGTTGGTGCAGTCTCTGCCCTTTGCCTTCCGCTCGTCATCGACTCACTGTCTTACGCACTGATCATGTTTAGCTGATTTACCCCTGAAGTAATTCTCTCCTAAGGTATGTGCCGTAGCCCGTCCAGAGATCTCCCCACAAGGGTTTCTCGAAGACGGGCTATAAAGGTGTCTAGCGGTTACTTCCTTTTCGTATTGGTGGCGCGCCTCACCGGCTTGCCTGTGCTCTTCTTCTTGGCTGCTTTCACTTGCCGATCCTTGAGCACAATCCATCCCTTTGGCCGGGGCGTATATTGCGCCAATCCCTCAGACCATGGAACGTCCTCAAAGTATTCGGTGCCATCAGGTAGCCTGACCGGCAACTCGCTAAGAGTCTGACACACGAGCTTCATGTGTTCTGCCTCGGGTCGATAGGTGTCATTCAACCATCGAAAGACAGTGGCATTCGTCATTGCATATTTCATCAGCAGGACGAACTTGCTGATAGACACTTGACGAGCCGCAAGCTTGGCTCTGAGCCATACGCCCAGATAGTTGTAATCCTTTTCTTGCAAACCAAAGTCCTCAAGTCAGACAAATTCGTTGTAATGCTAGTGGGGTCAATTGCCTAATCCCCCTAAAAGGGTATCGGCACAAACAATCAACAACCCTACTCGCAAAACAATTGATCTAATACCTTGGATTGAATGCTGGGTGAAATACAATCGTCCATCCAATAGACGTGTACCGATAGGGAGTAACAGTGCTGGGGGAGAGTGCTAGTACGTCGTACAAGTCGTACAGATCACATATAGATATACGTGCAACCCGGCAACTACTTTAGTGTATCACATGAATTTCCATTCTGCAAGCCCTGTGGAAAATCCTGGCTCGTAACTGACTGTACCTCAATAGGTTAGAGGGTGCAAATAAATATCGATTTTCGGCGTCCACAGTTTTTTCCACAGAAAGTAGCTGCCTCGCTTTGACTATAGTCTGATTTTACCTTAGAAGCCTAATGCTTTCAAGAACTTAGAGTCACATTTTGATGAATTAATCGACCAGCATAAAAACTGTTGCATTCGGCATGAGTCTGTCTTATGATGTTTCCAGAGCATGACGATCCAGTACCCCGTAGTACCCCCTCTTGATCTTTCAACCCTCAATCCAAAACTCAACCCAACGCTGGTAGTGGACGGCGCTGGTCTGGACAAGGTTGGCCGTTTTCTCACCCGCGTAACCGACTACGCCTTTGACTACGAAACAAACATGGTGGAAGGTTTCTACCACCGGCGCGCCCGTACCCTGCAGCTTGGCAACAAGGACGAGCAGTACGTCATCGATCTGCTGGCGTTCTGTGAGACCAAAGAGAACTTGATCGCGGCACAAGGACTATACAGACGCAGTCCTGCCGTTTCAGACAAATTCCTTGCCATGCTCGATCCAGTGATCAACGTGGTCGGGCCTTCACTGCAATCCAACTCGCACTACAAGCTGGGCCACAATCTGGAGTTCGAATACGTCGTCTCCAAGTGGTGCCTCGGCATGCGGATCTGGAATCTGTACTGCACCCAGATCTCTGAACGCCTGATCTACAACGGTCAGGTACCAGCCATGCAGAAGGGCTTCTATGGCATGGGCGACCTGATGCGCCGGTACTACAAGCGCAGCATCGACAAGGCGCTGCAGACCAGCTTCGATCTGGAGACGCCACTGACAGATGAGCAGATCACGTATTGCGCGCTGGACTGTCGTTTGCCGTACGCAATCCAGAAGAAGCAGATCGACGTCGCGAAAGAGTGCGGTCTTGAGCGTGTGTTCAAGATCGAGCACGACGCCATCCCTGCCTTCGGTGACATGTACCTCAACGGTCTCTACGTCAACCCTGAAAAGTGGAAGGCGTTGATGGACACAAACCAGAAGGAACTGGACGAGACTATCGACCGTCTCGATTCGTTCTTCCTGCCCATTGTTGGCTTCAAGCAGCCACCTGACCACGCCCTGATTGAAAGGCTCAAGGCGCAGAAGGAAGCTCTGTCGCTGAAGGTCGAGCACGGCGAGGAATACGAAAGCATCGCTGCCGAGATCCGGTCGTTGGGTACCAAGAAAGCAACCATCGACCGCGTCAATGAGTTGAAGGCACGGCGCGCCCAGTTGGTAGAAGAGCGCAAGTCTGCACAGGCCGAGCGTGACGTGCAGTTGAAGCGCGTTAGCGAGGAGTGGAAGCGTGAAGCGAGGAAGGCCAACAAGGGGTCGATGGAAGAACTCGCGACCATGCGTGGTAAGGCTGCGATCAACTACGCCTCACCGTCACAGTTGCTTGATGCAATTCACAAAGGCCCGTTCGGACTGAACAAGACCAACCTGAAGAGCACGAACGACAAGATGCTCGACAAGCATGCTGAGAAGCCTGTCATCGACGCCATACGCACGATGCGTTCGCTCGACAAGGCAATCGGTACGTACGGTCTGCGCTGGATCTCACCGAACAATGTGAAGGTCGGCGAGGGCAAGAAGAAGAAGTTCGGCTTTGTCACGCCAGAGACAGGACGCATACATGCGCGCTTCCTCCAGCTTGGCACTGACACTGGCCGTCCGTCTGCCACCAATCCCAACATCCTGAATCTTCCAAAGGACAAGCGCTATCGCATGTGCTTCGAGTCCCGGCCCGGTTACGACATGGTCGACAAGGACTGCTCTGGTCAGGAGCTTCGGATCCTCGTCCAGTACTCGCGAGAGCCAGCATGGATCGCGGCCTTCAACAAGAGGCAGGACGTCCACTCAATCTCAGCGGAGATGCTGAACGAGAAGGCATGGCGCGAAGCTGCGCTGATGGTAGCGACCACAGTCACTATCGACGGCCAGCAGAAGACTCTGCCGCCATGCGCCTACTACTCACTCGATCACCAGAAGTGCAAGTGTCCTGCTCACGGCAAAGAGCGCGACAAGATGAAGAACATCAACTTCGGTGTTGCGTATGATAAGCAAGCCTACTCGACTTCACTCGAATTGAAGATCTCGAAGGAAGAAGCTCAGGCACTCCTCGACAACTGGCACCGCACGTTCGCGCAGACTTCGAAGACGTTGAAGATGTTGCGCGATGATGCATACGACAACGGAGAGGCACGTACGCTCTCTGGGCGTCGGCGCTTGATCACTCAGGTCACGTATGAGCAAGCAAAGACCGCTGCGATGAACAAGCACAAGAAGAACTACACACAGCAGAAGGCTATGCAGATGTACCACTCACTCATTGCTGCAGTGAAGCGTGAGGGTGGCAACATGGCGATCCAAGGAACCGGTGCCGACATGATGAAGCTTGCGATGGGGGCTGGCTTTGACCCGAATGGCAAGCCTTATCTCTGGCACACTCTGGAGCCGAAGTACGGTGCTTCGTTGCTCTCATTCATTTACGACGAATTATTGACGGAGAGTCCCGAAGAGCACAGTGAAGCGGTTTCTGACGAAGTGTCTGACGCAATCATTCGCGGCGGTGGCGAGTTCGTCACTGTTATCCCCATGGAATCGGAAGGAGCAATTTCTAAGTATTGGAGCAAGTAAAACTTTGCGAGTGTGGGTGCGGTCGTCCAACACCCCTCGCAACACACACCAAGCTATCTGCGGGACGCGTCAAAGGCAAGCCGGTCAGGTTCATTCACGGACACAACACACGCAAGAAAGAATCCGAGATGTACGTCAAGGATCCTGTCACCAGATGTTGGGTCTGGGTGCTAGGCACCAACGGCGTCTACGGCATGATCGATAAGCAACCAGCGCATCGCGTGATCTACAAGAAGTACAAGAAGAAGCTCTCAAAAAAGCTTCAACTCGATCATCTATGCAAGAACACACTCTGCGTAAATCCCGATCATCTGGAACCGGTCACTGCCGCGATAAACATTCAGCGAAGCAGACTGGCCAAGCTTAACGCCGATGACGTCATCGAAATACGCAGACGTTTCGCACTAGGCGTAAATCAAGATGCTTTAGCCCGTGAGTATGGCGTTACCACAGCCTCCATTTACAACGTCGTCATGCGACGAACATGGAAGAACATCAACGCAGCATAACCAAAAGGAGCAATGATTTTGAAGTTAGAAGTGAAGCTGTTAGAAGAGGGCGCGAAGCTGCCCGAGCTTGGTAAGGAAGGAGATCTCGGCTACGACTTGTTCGCGCTGGAGGAGACTCCGCTGTATTTGAATGTCGTGAATAAGGTTCGCACTGGCATCGCCATCAAGGGTACTGACAAGGATGGCAACCCACTGGGCTTCAAGGTCAACGACCGCTCTTCCATGGCAGAGCAGGGTGTGTCCACTGTCGGTCGCGTGGTCGATAGTGGCTATCGTGGTGAGGTCGTCGTGATGCTGACGCTTCAGGCCGGGTACCCGCATCCGAAGCTTTTGAAGGCTGGGCAGAAGTTCGCGCAGATCGTACCGACACCTGTGTTGGCGACTGACGACATCTCTGTGGTTGAGGGCTTCGAAGCGACTGCGCGTGGCACGAATGGATTCGGATCCACCGGCACGACCGCCAAGTCTGTAGTGGCTGAGGCTGTAGTCGTGGAGACTGTCGCCGAAGAGAGCACTGAAGCAACACAGTCATAAACTCGAATGGCCTCTTGAGAATGTCCCGGTGCAAGCTGGACGCCCTCAAGAGGCCATTTCTCATTTTCGTGAATCTATCAAGCTGAGGCGTTGGCCTTCATTCGAGCAATCGCAATCAATTCTTCTTTGTCGGAGTCCTTCAAGGAAGCCCAGTAGCGCTCCAACAGAAGCAGCCGCTTGTCCTTACCAGAGATGGCTGATTCCCAACCCTTCTCCAGTGCCTTGTCGGCCATGACTTTCTTACGCATGTCGTTTACGTCGAGCTTCAGCGTCTTGCACAGTGAGGGCAGTAGATACGGGCCGGGGAATGTGTCGCCGTTGTAGACCTTGCGAATGTGATCGTACGCATGACCTGCAGAAGAGGCGACATCGTTAATGGACAGGCCCAATTCGGCCATCTTCTTTTGCATGGCCATTGCGAAGCCGGGTGACTTTAGCTTTTTTGTCTGTACCACGATGTTTCTCCTTGAAGAATTACATACAGCAAAATTCTGACAGTATTCATTGTGAAAGTCAAGCACCTAAATTCTTTTATTTCTTAGGCTCACGAATGGGAGAGGTTTTGGGTTGGGACAAACAATAAAAAACTTGTCTAAACCAGCATTATTTTTATTGCATTTTGCACTGATGTCTGAGAACATGATCTTGCCAGACAGAAAGGTAGATGTTTGCAACAAGTAAAAGGTTGGCTGATAAATACAGACGGTGGATGTAGGGATAATCCCGGGGCCGGTGCATGGGCCTTCGTCATCACCAAAGAGACAGGCGAAGTCGAGCAACACTCTGGCTTCATTCCATTCACAACTAACAATCAGGCTGAGTACCGAGGCTTCCTTATGGCTTGCCAGCACGTCCTCACCCTGCCGGTCGCGGATCTGCCCACGACGATCCAATTCATCAGTGACTCTCAACTGGCCGTCAAGCAGTTGGGCTTCGAGTGGGCAGTGAAGGACGAAAACCTTCTCAGCATCTTCCGTGAGACCCGCGATCTGCTCTCGATGATCGAGGCACACTGCAGCGTGACTCTCACCCATGTGAAGAGAGAAGAGAACAAGCTGGCTGACCTCATCTGCAATCAGGTTCAGGACGCGCACGGCGTCGTCTCGTCAAAGAAAGGAATCAAGAAGAGTTGATCGCGATTTACGCAGATACGAATAACCCCAACAGACTCTACCTTGAGAAAGGTAGAAGGAAGCGTGACAAGAGGCTGACGCTCAGAGCCTCTTCGCACCCAAACCGCCAATCGTTCCATGGCGTACTCACCGTCTTGGACAAACCCAGCGACAAAGCACCCAACGGTGCGCGTGGTCACCGCGTGATCCTCACACGTCGCGCTGCGGAGCAAGCACTACCTTCACTCATCGGTATGGCCGTCGATTACAAGGTGGGATGGGACGGTCATGATGCTCGTCAGAAGATCGGCGTCATCACAACAGCCGAGATCATCGATAACTTCATCGTCGTCGGTGGCCACGTCTTCGGTCGTGACTTTCCCGAAGCGGCAACGAAGCTCGAAGGCGCAACTGAGATGGGTATGAGCTATGAGTTGGCCGATGCTCACGTCGAAGACATGCGTCAGTCAATCTGGACTCTGACCAGAGCAACATTCACCGGCGCTGCCGTCCTGTTCCGTGAGAAGGCTGCATATCGCATGACCGACTTCCAATTGTTGGAGGCAGCATGAGGAACATCACAGCAACTTTACTCGGCGCGCTGGCGCTTCCACTCATCGGCTGTGGCATCGGAATGATCGCCCAGAATTCAACGATGGATCCTGTCACGTTTCGTATGTCAGTCGAGTCGACCGGCAACCACACAGATCTCTTCAAGCTGCCCAACCTCAAGAAAGGCGCTCACTGCCTCGTACAACAGACAGGTGAGAACGTACCCAACGCTCCCACCGTGCAAGTACCGGAGGATGGCACCGTTGTACTGCTATGGCCGTTGCCCGTAAAAGGCGACTTCTACGACATATTCTGCGACTGAAAGCGCGCTAAAGCAGCCCTAATACCCCACAAATACAAAGGAAATACATGAACAATCTCACCGTAAAGGTCGGTGATGTCGTACTCGTGCGCCGTATCGCTGGCCCTTACTACAAACAAGCAGTTACAAATGTCACGCGCACTGGTCGATTCACCGCCGGTGGCGTGAAGTACACACCAGATGGTCGACAGATCGGCAGCGGGATCTGGCACAGAGCGTATGCACAAGCGTTCGATCAAGAGATCTGGGACAAGCAGCTTCTCGCGAACCAGCGCACGAACATGTCACACGCCATTCGCAACTTCAACTGGCTCCAAGCCGACACCGCAACCCTGACCACGGTGTACGAAGCCATGAAGAGCTTCGAGAAGGAAACCAATGGCTAAGACCACTATCGACGTGCATCTCCACGCCGACGGCGATTACATGTACAGCAAGGCTGACCAGCTTGGTCTCACTGGAGAGGCAGCACGGGATTTCTCGTTCATTGGCTACGAGCACAAGCTGACGTTCGAAGTGGATCTCGCGAACCCAAAGGATGCGAAGCTCATCGCTGTTGATGATCGGAAGCTGGAGGTCAAGGTTGTCTAGCAGACCCTACATAGCCGTCAAGGTGGAGCACGAACTGAAGGCCCGTTCCGTACCCATTCCATTCTTTAGGCGCAAGCGGAAGATCATCTCAACACTGGCTCGTCAGTTTGCGTGGCAGGATCGGGCGCAGGAACTCAGGACAGATGTCGAAGATCTCATCATTGCAAATACGTCACTGAGAGACACGCTGACGTCGGCGCTGCAGAAGGCTGGTGTCCATATCGATTGGAAGAAGCGCACGGTGCGAAACTCCCGCGCACTACTTGCCGAAGACAAGCTCAAGTCGTACACGATGTACAACGGCCAGCCTCGCCGGTTCACCAACTACGAACAGCGCGACCACATCAGGAAGCTGGCCGACCGTATGACTGACGCAGAGAACAAGTTCTACCGGGAGCATTGGACGAAGAAGGAAGCCGAGGCCCGGGCGACCAAGCTGCAGAACGAAATGAACGAAGCGAGGGCGTGTCTCGTTCAGGTCGACGACTACCTCGCCACAGTCTGGGGCTGCTGCAAGGACGGCAACCATCGAGCGGCCCTTGCCAAGCTCGTCGAACAAAACATTCGGATCGCGAACGACCCAACCGTCTCCAAGGAAGCCGCCGAGCGTAAAATTGCATTCGACATGCAAGAGGCAGAGATTGCAAAGCTCAATGCTGAGATTGCGAAGTTGAACGACGAGCGTCGTGCTGGCATTCCATGGAACCCGGTCACTGTCCTGCCCACGTTCGTGAGGCGCGGAGACTACGAAGTGAGCGAGAAGATCCTTGTGCTGCATACCTGCGGTGACTCTGGAATCGCTCAAATGGTGCGCGACTGCAGGAACGGCGAAGTCTGGTTCACGCACTTTCCCGGCGCGGATGTGAAGTACTGGGCGTATATCGACAAGAGTGGTACAGACAAAATCGGTTGAGTTGTGCTTACTCAGACGATACAGCCGAGGCTTGTTGCAAAGAGTCAAGTATCATGCTACTGTTGGCAAATGAAGCAACGGATCATCGAGATGGGGAATGGCCGGTATAAGTTGGCTTTCCCCGGGGGTCTCCCAGCCGAGTTTGAGGGATTGAGACCAGCTAAATCAGGTGATCTTCTGTCAATCCAATCCGATGGAGATCTTGAACTGGACGGCGTGTTCAAGGTGACGGGTGTTCTCACAATCGATGACCAGCTTGCAAGCATCTATTTTACAAAGATGTCTTGATCGAGTTCTGCGCCGACATCTGCTCTATTGATTTGCGAGGGACTCCCCATGTACGTAGGCACCGACATAGATCTCGATGAAGCATTGCGAATTGCGAAGAGCGCAAAGAGAAGAAGCACGAAATCAAAGAAGGAGTTTGCTGAGTACTTCACTCCTGAGCAGGTTACGAAGATCGTCCGTAGGTTGATCGTTTGCGAAGAGGCCCAGACGGCGATCTTTGAAGAAGGTTACAACCTCGGGCAACGAGTCAATGCAACGAAGCACCGGCTCCCGAAGAAGCCACTCCTGCCCTATACAGATCTTGGTCAATGCCATACGACTAAGGCAGGGATGGAAGCTCTCTTCACTGCCGACGAGAATGTTGCGTCGTTCCTTCCGCGCCATATGACCGGCGACTGGGGCGAAGTTACACCGAAGCAGAAGCGCCTCAACGACAAGGGTGCCAAGAACGGTGGACGACTCATAAGCAAGTTCACACTAAGCAATCGAGTGCCTCTGGTAATCGTTACAGAGGGAGACCGATCGAATACAACGATCATGACGGCAAACGAATTTCAATCATGAAGGAACAAGTACCATGTCTGGCAGCAGCGCAGTAGTGCCTAACCTTTACGCGGAGCAGCAACACAGAGAAGACATCACCGATCTGCAAGTAGTTCGGGGCTTCATGATTGCAGAACTCCATCGCACCTTCGATTCATCTGCCCCTAAGGGAAACAAACCAGATCTTCGATACGGGGATCTTGTACTCCGTTTCACGCGACCGTCCGCAGACCATCAACTTATCGATCAGGCCATAGAGCGCGCACGGCGCAGGGGATTGATCGAGTTCAAAGGTACTAACGTACAGGGCGCACGTATCACTGCCACCGGCATGGAGTTTTTTGAGACCGGTGAGATGCCACAAGACACCCAGCGCCAGTCTGGCTTCTCACGCGCCATGAACAAGCTAAGGATCCCCGCGCTTGGAACTGCGAGGATCGCATGAGCACTCAAGCTATACCGCAAAAATGGTACTTGTTGAGCCTCTGGGCGCAGCGCCGGGAAGAGCAGATGGAGGCGTCCAAACGAGCAGCCGAGAATCAACCTAAGGTCTGTGGCTGCACCCCGGGCGAGATCGTTGGCTGTGTCGCCTACAGTGTTTTTAGCGAACAGTACCACCGTCTCTACGCCCGAGCACGAGCAATCCACAACGCTGACATGTCGCTCTGCCCCCACCCAGTTCAGCAGAGAGACCACCGGAGGAAGCTTTGATCACGTTCCTAGTTCATCCTGACGATGTCGACTCATTGAAGACTACACTGGCGGCTTTGGGGATATCAACGAATGGGCTTGAGCGCCCAGCAGCGGCCAGCCCGTTGTTCGCCATGCCCTATGGTCGCGATCTACAGTTCGTTGACGAAGACGGTAGGCCGGTCGAGTTCCTTGGCACCATGGGCGATGAACTACGCGCCGACTAGCCCTGTCGCCGTCTGACGGTCGTGCTGACCGATCTGACTGGTTTACGCACCACCCGCAATTTCTCGTAGTCCTCAGTTGAAAGGATCAGCCAGACTCCCCCGGGTCGACCCATTCGAATGTCGCGCTCGATGTCGCCCGTTCTGGCTGATGACTTCTCCTCACCCCACCGGATCTGCATCTCCAAAATCTTTCCCGGGTCACGGAAGACCAGCCGGTGGGGGAGGGAAGTCTTACAGTCGGCTTCGAGGAAGCTGATCTGCCACCCGTCACGGAGCATGTAGTTCATCAGGACGCGGTGAGTCGCTGGCTTGCCTCGGGCGTTCATCGGCTCCATAAACCACATGGGCGAATCATAGGCGAAACCTACCTGTGGATCCAAGCCGTAGCATGGGGGTCAGAGCATCGCCTAGAGTGCCTCGCCCTGCTCATTAGCGCCTCGTGGCTGCGCCGGTCTGCCCTGAAGGTATGGTTGCCTCAATAAGCATAAAAATTACCCTAATTTGACAAGAAAATGTATGCAGTGATTACTGCACACTTTATGCTTGACATTGGGGCAGAACTCTTTTAGGATCAATGAATCCCACCATGACAACCAAGCAGACCATCACCGGGGCCGAGGGCGCGAAAGTGCTGAAATTGCCTATCTCCTTGATTCTAAATGATGTGCAGGTGTGTAAATTCAACCTGCGCGTCGGTCGCGAGTAGGTCTGATAATGCGATTTTGAACCCACCCCCGCTATCTCATTCAAAATGAACAACTTAGCCTACGATGATGTTCGTACGATGAAGTTCGTAGATTCAAACGTAATGAATTCAATAGGTTACAAAGCGCTTGCCCGTATGTCATTGAATCTAATAGGCGTCTATCTACGAAGTCTTTCGTGGATTGCCGTGGTCTCTAATAGAATCAATAACTTAGGTTGTGCTTGGCGTATGCTTGGCCATGCTTGGCCCGTGCTAAGTCTAAGCAAAGCAAAGACTTTGCCTATCTAAGACCGTGCATAGACGCCATGGTCTGATATCTCACCTTCTACTATGTCTGTATCTGGCCCGTATGCTGGCCCGTGTCCGTCCGTCTATACGTACCTTCTATCTATGCTGGCGCGCTGGCCGTTGCGCGATCTCTGCCACATGGTCTGGCCCGTCCGTCTGACGTCTACATACTCTGGCGCTGGCCCGTGTCTGGCGTCTGTACTCTGGCGCGCATACTGGCCCGTGTGGCGTCCGTTGCCATGCTCTGGCCGTCTGACCGTTGCGCGATCTCTGGCCCGAGACTGGCCCGTCTGTATCGCTTGGCGCGTCGACGTCTGGCGCTGGCCGTTGTCCGTCTGGCCGTCCGTTGTCCTAATGGTCTGGCCGTTGTCCGTTGCGCGATCTCTGGCGCGTATAGGGTACGGTCTGGCCCGTCCGTGTCCGTGCATACATGCGCGCTGGCGTCTGGCGCTGGCCGTTGCTCTGGCGTCGACGTGTGGCCGTCCGTCTGGCGCGTCAGAAAATAAATTGACGCAATCATACTTTTTTCTTGACTGTAACTTTTTTCCGTGAGTCTCAAAAAAAGCTATTGACACAAAAGCTAATCTGGCGAATAGGAAAAATAGGTCAAAAGCGTATGAAAAGCGAAAACGAATTTAAACGCTGTGGCCGTTTGCTGGCCCGTACAGACGTCGACTAAAAGAAACGTCCTACCCTACACGGTCAGACATCCGCGTCCGTGTGGCGTCTCTAATAGCGTTTAATTGCTTGTGGAAAACTCACTAAAAATGCCTATATTTTTACTATTTAGTAAACATGTATCGCATGAGATTTTTTTTCGCTATATATAGATGAGATCAAAATCATTCAATTTGAATGCTTGACGTAATACCGTCAGAAAATAAATTGACGGATACGTTAGATTGCATGCTATTTTGGATGTGCAACACATAAAACAAAAACGGAGATTAGAGACCATGGCAAGCAAAATCGAATACACGGTAATTGAGATCGCAACGGATGCACAAAGCAAACTTGAAACGGTTAGACGGGCAATCTGGCGCGCAATCCAAACGATTGCAAAAGAGAATCCTGCAGTTCCTTCGTGGTCTTACAACACAATCCGTGTTGAATCTGTTTTGGCGTGTGGAATCTTTGCCCGTGCAACGTCTGACACTCGCGGAAACATTACCGTCCGTTTCTATAACTCGGATGCTAAGACGCGGATGTCTGATGTTCACGCCATGCATGCGATAGAAGGTTATGCGGATTATGTGGCAGAGCAACGGGCCAACCATTGCCACATATGCGCGCATCCGGTCTCTACTGCAGATGTGCCATGCAAAGACGCTAAAGATTCATGCTCCGATTGCTTCGCGTCGACGTGTGGAGATCATCGCGTATATGTTCGCAATGCGCCAGTTTGCATGGTATGCATGGCGAAACGGTCAGAGCAAAAGGTTGCTTTTGATCATTCGCAAAATATGATCATTGCGAATAACTCGGGCATTCCGTACAGCATTTTGCACAATCAAGAAAACAGAAACGGCCACAACTTGCCAGAGATCGCGCCAGCGCTTGGCGTCGACGCTAAAGGCAATTCGCTTGTATTCACGCCAGAGCAAATAGAATCTGACCGTCAAAAGGCAATTGCAGCGTATCCTCTGACGCTGGCCGCTAAGTTAGATCGCCAGCGCGATGCTGCAACGTCTGCCCGTGCTTTGCTAGGTCTGACGCCAGACGATACAGATTGCCAGCTTGACGGAATCGTTTTGGATTGGACGGACGCAACGGGCAACGTCTTTAGATTCGAAGATTGCCGTTTGTACCTGCTAGGCAATTCGGCCAGAGTGTATGTTCCGAACAAAATAGACGGGCAACCATTGCGCTTTAGACTCGGCGCTGCAGGTACACGCGTAACACGGGCCAGCGCTGGCCAGTAATTCTTACCCTATACCGACAACAAAAGACCTATTGGAAACGGAGATTTATTACCATGGCAAACGAAAACACAATATCTGGCGTCCGTGTTGTTCTGCAGGATGCGCGTGTAGGTTCCGAGTCTGACGTGTGGCTTATTTTTAGAGGCAATGCCGTTTTGGGTCACATCGAAAAATTCCACGATACGCCAGACACTGAAAACCCTTACAAAGCTTTTTTGAGACCGGACGGACGCAATGCGCCAGCGCGCATGATTGGCGTCTTTTATCCTTCATCACACGGACGCCATGCGATGCAACGGGCCATAGATGCTGTAATTACTCACGATTAGCGCGCCAAGCACTACACGGGCCAGTATCGGGCCAAGAATAGGCATTAGACGCAACGGTCAGACGCTATAGTCTGGCCGTTTTACTTTGTGGCAGAGATCGCGCCAGAGCAACGGCCAGAGATCGCGCCAGAGATCGCGCAAAATAAGACAATTATTTTTCTTGACGGATGAGTTAGAAAACGTGCTATTTTGTTTATGCAACACATTTCAAGAAACGGAGATCAAAAGCGCATGACTAACTTTGCTGGCCCGATATTCTGCAGCGGAATGATTATCTTTGCTATGTTCCACAACGTCATTTTGCACGGTCTGGCCCGTCTACTCTGCCACATGGTTTATCCCACAAAGACGCGGTAATTTGCTGCAATCTCAAACGATACAGACAACAAAAAACGCACTATAAAACAAGAAAAACGGAGATCAAAAAATCATGGCAAAGCACATTGGAGTTATGGCAATTGAGAAGTCTGGCAACATCAAAATTGGTGAAGTATCGGCCACATATGCATCACAAGAGACTTGCCCGTCTAGTTGCCCGTTTCAAGGGTCAGGATGCTACGCCGAGTCTGGCCCTATGGCGATACATACAAAGCGTCTCAACACTGCAGCAAAGGGTCAGAGTCTACAGACGCTGGCCGATAACGAAGCGCTGGCAATCCGTGAATTGTCTGGCGTCCGTCCGTTGCGTCTACACGTTGTGGGAGATTGCACAACGGATGCTGGCGCGTCGACGGTTAGCGCTGCAGCGTCAGAGTATCGCGCCAAGCATGGCCAGAGTGTATGGTCTTACACGCATGCATGGCGTAATGTTTCGCGCCAGTCATGGCGTGATGTGTCCGTGCTTGCATCTTGCGAGACTATCGCCGATACAAAAGACGCCATGGCAAAGGGTTTTGGCGCTGCTATTGTTGTCGAATATCACGATACGGCCAGCGCTAAAGTTGTCGACGGAGTAAGGGTAATTCCTTGCCCACAACAAACGGGCAAAGCTGCAAATTGCCTATCATGCAAGCTTTGCATGAATGCTGACCGTTTGCGCGATACTGGCGCTGTAATCGCTTTTGCAACACATGGCAGTGGAGTGAAAAAGGCAAATAAAGCGCTTCTAAACGTCATTCAATAGCGCGCCAGAACATCACACGGTTACACGGTCAGACTTTAGAGTCTGGCCGTTTTACTTTGTGGCAGAGATCGCGCCAGCGCCAGCGCAACGGCCAAGCGCTTTAGAGATCGCCACACGGGCCAGCGTCGACGGCCAGCGCCAGCGCCAGCGCCAAGCAACGGCCAGAGCAACGGGCCAGAGATCGCCACAACGGGCCAGAGACGCGCCAGCGTAGACGGACGGGCCAGAGCATAACGGACGCCACACGGACGCCACACGGGCCAGCAACGGGCCAGCGTCGACGCATATACGCCAGCGCCAGCAAAGTTTTTACTTGACGGGCAAGTCTCGCATGCGTTTACCGTTTCAATAGATGCAAACAAAGACGCGCCAGAGATCGCGCCAGACATAACGGACGGC